CGCGCGGCCCCACCACCAGCACAACACAGCCGCGCGCCCGTGTCAAGGGCCGTGGCGGGCCGTCCTGGGCTGTGGCGGGCGGTGGGACGCAGGGGCGTTCGCCGCGCTCCACGGACCTCCGCCGCGCTCGCTCGCGCTACCCCACCCGCTAGCGGGCCGTGGACACCGGGCCTCCGTGTGCGTCCCAGCAGGACACGTCCTCCCGGTGTGGGCGGCTGTGCGTCCTGGGTGGGCGTCCCTCTGTGGGACTTCTGGCGTCCCACCCCACCTGTCCGCGCCCGGAGGACATCAGTCCATTACCACAACACAGCATGACCACTTTAAAGGACTAAAGCGTCCGGCCCGGTCTTCTGGGTGTGCGGGGTGCGGTGCGGCCCTTTGTCTGGTGTGCGTTCTCGGTGCGGTGGGTGTGGGGGTTGGTCGGGTTGGTTTGGCCCGCGTCGTTGCCGGGCTGGCGGGCCGTGGGGCGTCCCGCTGTGCTTGCGCTCCGTGGGGGTTTGGGTTCCCTGTGTGTGGCTCGGCGTGGGTTGGGTTCGGGGTGGCGTGGGCTTGCTTGCCTTGTTTGGTGCGCTCTGCTTGCCTTTGGCCCGGTGGTGTGCTGGCCTCGTCGGCCTCGTCCTGCTTGGGCCGCCGTGTGTTCTCGGCCCGTTCGCCGCGCGGGTTCGTGGCCTTGCTGGTCTTTGGCGTGTCGGTCTTGTCGGGCGTGCTTGGCTTGTGGGGCCGGGTGCGTGCTGGCCTTGGCGGGTCGGGGCCGATCGCCTTTCATCAAGTAAAGCATGAAACCCTTTAGTACGGTACTACCCTACCGCTTTAGCCCAGTACCCCCATATAGGAGTGGCACTTTAAAGCGGTAAAGAGGGAAAGGCATAGCCCTCACCGATCAGACGAATTATATCCTCCGTAGGTCGGTATGTATATCCTTAAGCTTCACATACCTATCCCCTTCTTTCTTGGAAATATACACCCTACTTTAAGCATGACACATGCACCCCTCGAAATAGTCGCGGTCGTGGGGATTATAGTGGTCTCTCAAGAATGACAATGCCATGTTTAAAACAAGCTAGACACATACGTGAAAGCCTTGCAAGAGGCCGACCGTTTAAGGTAGACGACGTGCAAGGCTTGCAACTAACGACTATCTAACCAATATATTCGCGACCATGGCACACACCCAACCAAGAACAAAGTACATACACTTAATTAGTACTATCTCGTCCATTTTCATTCGTCTCACTCGACTCCCTGTCTTTGATACGTTCCTCGACATAACGAACGATGTTGTCAAAGAAACTACCTCCGCATACCTCCAATCCCATGATCACACCTCCTTATATTCTACTTATTTTACCAACCATAACTCCGATTATGAAGAAGATAAATGCCCAACCGAATATGAACAGTACAAGAATCACTTCCACTTTCTTAATCAGTCACGATCAATATGATGGCAGGACCCTGTATAAGTTTCGAGTGGATTTGGTAAGGCCTCAATTCCTCTCGTTCTACTCCCACTCGTAAGGAGAGTTCGTTAACTAATTCCTTTGTTGAGATCTTCTTCAGATCAGGCGGAGTGGCTTTGATTTCTCCTGTATTAGTCGATTCGGATTTGTGGTCGTCTACTGGATTCACGACCGAATCGCAAGGCCGACAGCAATGACGGCGAGGCTGTTCTACGGATTGGATGAATGGCGGCGTCTGCATTAGTTTGCTAAGCTCCTCAGTAGAAATCGCAGGAACAGAAAATTCATGTGCTTCGCTTAGTTCCGTCTTTTTAGCTGACAAAGCTACCTGCTTTATCGAACACATGTCTCCGGCCCACAATGCGCAATTGTTTGCCATACATTCAGGAGATGTCGTAATAGCTGGTGACATCAAAAATAACAATGGACAATATTGTGTGATCACATTTCTAACCTCCTTATAATAACTCATACATCTCTTCTAATTTGGCGATGTGGTAGGCGATATTGTGCGAATTTGGCCTCCAATGCCTCAATCCTCTTAATCAATCCTGGAATACACGAATGATGACCAATGGAGCTAAATTTCTCCCCACATAGCGAACATTCGAGGGTAGCAGGACTATTCTGCACGCCGATATGCAATGTGTCTCCGACAACCACATCTTTATTTTTGATTATTATCATTTCTTTTTACCGACTTTTGGTGATGATTTAGTCGCTGGTTTGGTCTTCGGTGTCACCGTTTTTGCTACCTTAGCCATAGCATCGGCACTTTCTCTCTGTTCTTTTGCCATATTCTTTGCTTCCTTGGCCGCAAGCTTTGATAACATAGGATCTTTCTTGATTCTCTCGGCCTCAGCTAGTGTGCGTGCGGCATCTCTACCCATCCACTTTTGATCATCTGTGCTAATTTTCTTGCCCATCATAACATCGATCCTTTCTTATTGCTGGCTCATAATATAGTTTATGACCGCTATTGCCTAGAGCTAGACATTGACTACATGGGTGCATCTTCATAAAATACTTACACTCTGGATTTTTGTTTATTTCATCGATGCTATAGTCGATATTACCATAGCATATTGGCACAAGACCTGGATTATCACCACGATCGTGATATATGTATATTTCGCCATCAATCTCATCGATGTCTTCTGGTAGTTCATTTATTTTCTGTACGACACTCAACTCTCTATCCATTGTGTTTGTCCTCCTTATTTGTTTTGATTGAAGCGGATATGACTATCTGTTTGCCATCTGATGGATTTTGACTTATGTTTATGGAATCGAAATCCAATGTTATGTTATATCTGTTCTTTACATATTCAAGAATGGCTGTCTTAATCTCGTTATTCTCCAATATGATCGATGTTCTCATAATACTCAACTCCTTGCTCTTTACAATATTTTATAATCTTCTGCTCCCAATCGTCGAATCCCATCCACTGCAATACCAAGACATTGAGTGCGATATCACAGTCGAGGCACAATGGCCTCAATATTCTATTGTCGGCGCAAGCCGCCCACGTAGCGTGGGCTGGCTTACCGCACCGGACGCACGGCAAACGGCGTATTCCTATAATGGTATATGGCTTCCTTCTGCCGTGAATCTTCCACGATTTCATATCCAACTCTCTATGAAGTTGGCGAGACTCTCGTATGATATCTCATACCCTGCAGCCTTGGCGTGTCCGCCACCGCCAAATATCTTCGCAACCACTGTGACATCGAAATCATCCTTAACAGACCTGAGTGATACCCTACGATTGTGTAAATCCATGATAGTAACATAGTCGACATCGATCTTGCGCTGACGGACCAACTCACCGATGAGGCTCTGACACCTATCAGCCATAACAATAAGTGTAGCTCCACACGGGCCTTCCGATATCTCACCCATGTCTATCGCATGGTTGGCATATCGCCTTTCTTGACAGTCAAATACTGAAATCACTGCTATTTCGGAACCGAGCAATTTATGTGGTCTTGTCGAATAATCGATACAACGTTCCACAAATCTTTCCATACCGAAAGCCTGGAATAGCGTATTAAATCGCATCGATCTAGGGTCATCATGAATCCATAAATCATATCCGTTGATTATTTCGACCAATTCAGCGTAATTAGTGATCTTGGTGGAGTACTTATAGCGCAACATATTGTATATGAGAACTGTCCCACACACATGTTCACCGTATATAACCCAATCATATTGTTCTGCATATTCCATTGTCGTCTTATGGTGATCTAATAATTTTATGTTGATATTGCCTTGGAACTCGTTCAGCATTCTCATGTGTTCTCCGTCCGGACAGATATCCGCGATAAAAAGATCGGTGATATTATCGTCCATCAGGACAGATTTAATACGCATGTTGATCGTTGAGTAATTCTCATGAAATATCACGATGTCCGGTATAACGATCTTCATCAATATCGCACAACCAGCGCCATCTAGATCGTCGTGAGTAATCAATACTGTCTTCATCTTTTATTCTCCCTATCGTCTATTGGCGGAAATCCACCGAACCTGCCCTGATTATCAAGTTTGCAACACGTCGTGAATTTCTTATCGCACGCATCGGCGTCCCCAATATATCCACACAAATCGCTCCTAAACCTAAACAAACACCTACCACGCTGGTCTCTATCTGATATTTTCTGCATACATGTCGGACATGTAATCTGACCTCTGTGGACGAACCACCCACGGTATAACCTATATACCTCGAATGGCTCATCACCAGTAATTACGACATTCGGTCTGTTACCACACCTATAGCACGCCATCGGTGGTCTGAACCCATCTACTTCAGTAATCGTGGTCCTTCTCCTCACGTGGCATCAATCTCCTCCTATTTGGGTTGAAATCGATTGTTATGATCCCGGACTCAAACAAGCGATTAATAAATTCTCTAGTCTCATTCGGGTTGAAAGTAATATTACAGCAACCACGGGACCTTATTGTCATCTCTCCGCGCTCCGTTATCTCGATGCGCTTTGAGTCACACCTACCTAGTATGTCATTCACTTCAAATTGGAATATACCACCGTACATCACTCATCCTCCGAATCATAGGCCTCATTACCACTCTTCCCATTGGTGGCTACGACATGTTGGGCTATCTTATATAATTCCTTACGCTCGATCGTATAGCCATACCCTAGGAATCTGGGATAGCGCACCAGTGAGTTCATTGGGAATATTCCATCCAGATTCAATAGGTTATATACTAAGTATTTATGCTTGATATCATACTGCGTGGTATTGAACATTGTGATCATTATATTGCCATCGTCGTCGGTCCATATAGCACATTGAGCAACCGTAAAATCGAACGATTCAAGGAGATCACACACAGACTTCTGATTTGGGTTGTCACGTACAATTAACTGTATTGGGGGCAGGTCTGTGACCTCGTATGTAATCGTGGTGAATGCAGTTAATTTACCCGACAGTGGACGTATGATCTCTCTGATATATAGCGACATCCTACTGCCCGGATCGTTCTTATTACAGATGAAGAACACGTCGATGTCTTTTGGCGTTTTGTTGTTGTCGATAAAATCACGTACCGCCCCACCAGCGATGATAGCACCATTACCAAGTAGGTGTCTATATTTGAATCTCAGTCCTGTCTCGTTCTCGAATTTTTCAAGTTCCATAGTACGAAAATTACTTGGCATGTCCTTGATCATGTCTATTCCTCCATCTGGCCTCAATGGCCTTATTTGCCCTATCTGATATGTGGATGCGAATGACAGCCCTGACTTGCCTGAACTTGATTGGGTTTATTAGCGGTAATCTATATAATAGATCCTTATGTACCGTGGATTTCCGCAATTTCATCGCTGTTGCTGTGTCTCTGATTGTGTCATGAGTATCTATAATATGGCGTGCTACGTCCAATACCCTTAACACGATATAGTCTCTCATGGTCGAATCCCCCTATTTGTCTCCTACATCGACATAATCCATTAAGATCAGCGCTGATATAAGTGCCGCGACTCCCGAACCGAACGATGTTGACATTACAACGATCGGACATTGTATGCGACTCGCATGATAGGATGTATATAACAATAGGACAGCGGCGAACATCATGAACAACCCATACTGATTCTTCACGTCATACCTCCTGAAGTAGTGGTCGGGTCCGGCCTTCCGGACCCGCCATGTCAGTCTTCAGCGAATTGACTCAGTCTAGGTCAACTTACCAACCGCGAAACCAGCGGCAAAGCCGACAACAGCACCGATAAGGTCAAATGGAATACTAACAATATAATATTCCCCAACTTTGATATCAAGAGACATCTGATACCATTTCGTCATTTTATGTATCACCTCCCGTCATTTGGAATAGGTTGCAACAACACTCGCCAGATTCTACAAACATAACGCACGGACATGATGTATCGTCCGTCTTCTCTGGTCGGCATGGGCAATAACCATTATTGTTGCGTAGAGCACGTCTGATGGCCTCTACAGTCCTCTTGTCTGGATTTAACTGAAACATTCCTACTGCCTCCAATACTCGCAGTACTCATTTGGTGTGACTATGCGCGTATCTCCTATATGACATAGGTTCTCATCTCGGTAAGAACAGGTACTACAACATTTTATGATACACAGGGTTGGGTTGCTGTTTGTGAGCATCGACATGGCTATCTCCAGGCCATTATATAGGCCGATTTGATAGATGTCAGCACTCTCGGAATTTGATACAAGTCCAGCTTGACTATCCCTAAGTACCCTGATGCGCTCAATTACTTGTTGTATCTGTCTGAGTTGTACCGCTGGTAGCGATAAATCTACTATATTTGTGCCCATTATGTCACCTCAGATATTCGTCGCTGTCCCATATTCTATGTTATTGAGAAGGCCACCCCGTCTTCATCTCAGGGTGGCCTTCTCTACATGATCAAAGGAGGTGCACCACCTTGCCTAAGGGTAGGGCCTGATTATTTCGCTTCTTCTGCGGCCTCTTTCACGACAGTGGGCTTAGGAGCCGGATACTGCACGAGATCAATCGATTGGATGTCGTTAATAGCGGTTTCAGCATCCAGGGAGCCGTTGGCTACACGCAACATGGTTTCAGCTACCATAGCGGTGACCTGGGTGTTATCGATGTTCTCAGCGGCAAATTCAACTACTTTGGCTTGCTCAACCTTCGCATTGGCGGCATAATAGGCTACAGTGTTAATATGTTTCTTGATTTTGGCGGTCAATTTGATAGACATTTTGATATCTACCTCCGTTAATTATGTACTAGGCGGCGGCACGCTTACTTACCTGACAGCCGAGAGGCGAACCCGGCAATGATATCAGCGCACCGCCATTCCTGCACTCATAATATTGCACGGTGGGGGCTGTCTACTAAACAGCCATTGGCGATTCGCTACCGCATCAATTCGTACGATTTACGGCTCTCGTCTAATTCCTCTTCCGAGAGTTCTGATGTCTCCGATGTCGATGTTCTGGCACGACATTCACGACATATGATCGATTCCACTGGCCCGTGCTCATCTTCCATCAGTTCTGACTTCATATGACGTACTAATGTCCCACATTCAGCGCATGCGATATCTACAATCTCGTCGCATTCAACTGGTATCTGTGGTACATCATTCAAAACTTCAACCTTATTGTTTGCTGTCGCTTGCATAAATCGTGGCTTACGATCGAACAGCACGGCGCACGCTAGTTCTAATCCATTATATAGCCCGATGTTGTACACATCCATACCATCGCCTTTATCGGCAGGTTCAGCCTGTGATGCCTTTAGACCTGATACCCTGCAGATTCTCCGCTCAAGTTCTCTCATACTAACTTTCTTTTTCATCTATTGCCCTCCTGTCTCTGTTCGGTATATGTCTCTCAATGATGCACCTTGGATAATCACGATAGAAATCTTCCTTATTATCGTATCCATGTTCCGCGATGTGCGGATAGGTCATGGTACCGACCGATCTACCACAACACCCACATATCTCGCGCCTACTGAGTTCACCGGATATCGCCATCATAGATGTATATCTATTGTTTACCATGCTCGATATTATCTGGGTGGAGACATATGATCTATCTGATACTCTGGTCATAATAAAATCATGGCCACGTAACCCCAGAATACGATCACGGATATTATGACAAATAGACACCCCTGGTTCATGCCGCGTCACGCACGATGGAATATGCCAAATCCAGCATATCAGCACCACTAATGATCGATTCGAACTTACGTTCATAGGTACGATTCGTGACAGTAGTAGTAGGACCGAATGGACGGTGATCGGAGAAATCTGCAACAGCATTGATAATACCCCACGCACTACCACGGAGATTACTTAAGTCCGGTCTAGTGTTATACACTTCCTTCAGTAGTGCACGTGATTCCTCTACCATCTTGATTCTGATATCTGAGAATTCAGGCTTGATCGGCATCAACTGCGCGATAAAGTTATCTAACCACGTCGGTTGAATCTTCATCATCGCCAACTTGTCCGCTTCGGCACGCAGGTGATCCATATACGTATCATACATGGCTAACGTACGTCTCGCCTCATCCATCTTACCCTTGATATCTCCGGTGTGTGTGGTAGACCACATCCTGTCGGCACTTCTGATAGCCATGTTAAGAGTATTATTGCACACTACACGGATCGGGGTTATGAATGCCTTTGCAGAACTCTTACCGTCATGACTGTTGGTGAATACTAGGTACGGCTGTATACTATCACCAACGATGATACGTTCCGGCATCCTGGCTAGTAACCATACGGTACGACCACCATTTAGGCTTCCGGCTGTCTCGTACGTGATCTCACCACTGCCCATTCCTAGTAATGCATCAGTGAAATCAAATGCATCGGTATTTTGAATGATCTTATATTGTTTCGACACGATACCGAACACGGCATTGTCTGTGTTACGGGTGTTCGCCAGATACCCAGGGATTTCTTCATATTGTCTCTCGATTCCGCAATATAGATGTATGGGCTTCTGCTCCACCATCCAATCTAAACCAGCATTATGTAATGCCTCTTCAGATGTCGGCGCGGAGTCGACACTCACGCCAAGACCATGCCATGGAACTTCTCTAACATAGAACATTGTCTCAACATTAGCCGCCATATTGCTATCCCTCCAGCTCTTGTTTAAGAGTGGTTATTAGCGCGGATGCCGCAACACGTGACATCACAGCGAAATTACGCTCATCGCTGTCGTATCCGAGTTGAATGTCGAGATTCTTGATAAACTCGATCTGAGCGGATGTCACACCGATATCATCGAACCCAATCTTTCTGTTCGCGTTATTGCACATCGTCCTCGCCTCCATCATGTATATTGTCCTCGCCTCCATCATGTATATTGTCCTCGCCTCCATCATGTATATCATCGTTCCACTTCTCTATTTTAACCATGCGTTCCGGGACACTAACTTGTATTCTATTATCGTCCACTGTGGCGGAATACTCAAAGGTTATACGGTCTCCTGTCTCATCGTAATTTGTAACATTATCGAATTGCTCACGTTCCCTGGTAGCAATATACATTATTTCAATATGATCATACGAATTACTTTCCGGAGTTAATAGAACCGCAGGATAACGCACCTTCATGACACACCCCCTCCGATACACAATGCGGCCCAGCCTTCTGGAACAGAGCAGGTGCTACTTCCTTTACCTGACGTAGCATCTCATTAGCCATATTCCTAATCTCCCATTGAGCGCGACTACAGCACCGCTTGGAGAAGAAATGCAGTAATTCCCTGGCATTCATGGTTATGATAATACGTGTCTCGGTGGCATTGGTCATAACATACCTGGCATCTTCCTTTGGGATGCCGAGCGACACCAATTCACGATATGCTTTATCGATTCTCGTACTGATATCCTCGAAAACACGTCGTGCCTTCTGATTGATAAAGATAGATGGAGGGGTAATAATGTCCTTGTTGGCACTATCTACGTATCGTTGTGATTGTTGTGAGTATGATGCGACACGGTGACGTACTAGCTGATGAGACAGTACACGTGATACACCGTCAACAGCAAAGGTAAATGACGCATGTTCAAATGTCGAGAGATGTCCCATAGATGCGACACGGGTTACTAAACCAGTAACCTGCTCATCGGACATTGTGTCCAAAAGTTCCTTCGCGGTGGAAGGAGAGTAACATAGTCGCGCTGATATCGCGACAGCACGTTCTGGATTTGGCGTATGAGATAATAATACTACGTTCAAGATACCACCCCATTCATATTTTTGATTATGTAATGACACGCGTGGATAGGATTTCGGAATACTACGTCAGCCAATGCCTTAATATATACCGGATGTTTCTCCCATGGTGATACGACGAGCAGTATCTTGTCGAATTTGCTGGCGATCTCCATCTCGATCGGTGTTCCAATAGAAATACTGTCGGCATCAAAGATTAGCAGAACCACATCGCATTGGGATATGGCATAATCATTGATGTTCTTGATCGTACGCTCGGCATCACCACCGTACGCGAATGCTTTGGTAGGGTTGTATACCGTAATACCGCTGCGACTCAACATACTGACCAAATCGTTTCTCCTCTTAACTACGTCGGGGTTGGCTAGGTCGATAGGGCCACCTAAATAAACGCTAGTAACTGGCTTACACAACAATCAGCACCTCCTGCGGATTTCTTCGCCGTAGATATCGGACTGTCGGCGTTGTCTGCTAAACTCGCGCAATCCGACCTTCCTTCGTGAAGAATGGAGGTATGGAAAATCACCCTTAACTACCTTGGAGTGATATGCATATATTATAAGAGGGATATCTTTCTTTTGGCTTACAGTCTGGGTATCGTATCTGCAGAGTTCTCCGACTAAACAGCCGACCTCTGAAGACCTTTAGACGATATTTGAAATGCGTATGCAAACGAGCATTAGAAACAATCACCGAGGTGTAATATGGCACGATTGATAAAGGGACCGGAAACCGATCAACACCTAAAAGCATTTGAACTATACTATGGTATGGGTTCTAGCAGATCGTTACCAGCATTAGCCAAGGAAGTAGGAATGTCGGAGACAGCCGTTAAGGGATGGAGTAGGACGTTCAACTGGACCAAGAGAATAGAAGATAGAGATCAAGAAGTAGCACACGAATTAAATCGTAAGGCCGCGAAGATAGCCGCCACGAGGAAGATGGCCTATCTGGATACTATAAACATAGGAATGGAACAATTCGCAGAGGGGTTACGCAATAATACAATACAAGTTAGGTCGGTAGGAGACGCTGAAAAACTCGTTAATATGTATATGAAATTGATCGGTGAGACTCAGATACACCAGACCAACGTAATGGTCGTCACCGCCGCTGATATTATCAAAGCAGAAAAGCAGGTGAGAGACGTTGGAGGAACAACACTCGATATCGACCTCAGTGACTATTCCATTAGTGATGCCGGAGAAGTCGATAGTCCAGAAAATAATAGACTCAATTGATGTATCACAGAGTCCGTGGATAGCTAGATGTACGTCCGATAGAAATCTGGCAGTAAAAGTCTACATGAAGTGTAAATACGAACCATGGTTCTTTATGGATAATTTCGTCTGGACCAATGACCCACAGCTTGCATCTGCTATAGAAGCGTTAGCCGAGGAACTTGGTATAGACGTAGACGCCTCCGACATCCCATCTATTGTAAGATTTAGGTTGTTTGATTATCAAGTAGAAACTATAAAGCGCATAGTCAACATCCGCCAGAACTCGATCTCATTTAATAACTCCGTTATAGAGAAGTGTCGCCAGATGGGCTTATCGTGGCTCCTGACGGCCTTGGAATTATGGGCCATCAGCTTCTGGGACGGGGTATCGATACTCAACATATCGCGTAAAGAGGACGAAGTAGACGACGGCGGAGATAATGCGACATTTAAGTCCCTACACGGTAAGATCAAGTTCATGTGGGATAGATTGCCGCCGTTTCTGAAACCTAGTTTGGTTTTTAAGTTCCTAACCATCCGACATGACGATAGGGACTCATTCATAAAAGGCGAATCCGCGAATATCAATGCTGGTCGTGGTGGTACATTCAAGTTCGTATTGATAGATGAAGCCGCACACGTACCAAAATCGGAAAGCGTATTCGAATCTGTTAAACAGGCGTGCAAGAGAGGAATTTGTCTAAACTCAACACCAAATGGCAAGTCGAATGTATTCGCCCGTATAAGGTTCTCACCGAAGACCACATTCAATCTTATAACTCTACACTGGAAGTTACATCCACATAGAGATAATACATGGTACGAACTCCAGAAGAGAGATATGACCGAGGAACAGGTAGCACAGGAATTAGATATAAGCTATGATAAGTCAGTTAAGGGCCGCGTTTACCCTGAATTTGATTATCAGACACATGTCAAGGACGACATTAAATATAATCCTGCATTGCCTACGTACGTATCGTGGGACTTCGGCCTACGAGATGCTACATCATTGATATTCTATCAAATAGATCCATATAATAATGTGTTCGTATTCGATGAACTTGAGAACTCAGGCAAAACCATAGATTGGTACGCCAAGAGATTCAAAGAAAAGAACTACCCTACTAGGGCGCATTATGGTGACCCTGCTGGTAAGCAGAAGAATCTCATAACTGGATATAGTGTAATACAGGAATTGAGTTCGAAATTTGGTATCAATGTCATTACCCGTGCTGTTAGTGTTATAGATAAAATACGTGCAGTACGTAAATTCCTAAAAGGTAGTGCGAAGGGTCCGCGTTTATTTGTTAGTAGTAAATGTGTCAATTTCATCGACTGTATTACCAATTATAAATATCCGGATGCTAAAGAGGGTAAGGAACTATCAGAGACTCCGGTACATGATTGGACATCCCACAGCATGAACTCGTTCGAATACTTCGTTATCAATAAGTTCCCGGCATTACTGAGAATCACCAAAACAAGAAATTATACGGATAACCGTATGGCCGCTAGGAGGTAATAACATTGGATAGAGCCGATTTCGTATTAGTCCCAAACACACAAAATGTTGCGCCAATAGTGGACATATGGCAACCAGCGGTGAGACCACAGACTATAGCCTTATACTCGAATTCGTGGGTCCCCATCGAACATAGGCGCAGATTAGCCGCATATAAGTTATATCATGCTGTATATAACAACTCGCATAAGAACTTCATGGAGAGACAAGGGATATTGGAGTTTGGTGATGCGGCGTTAGTAGTGGAGACATTGCGCGATGCGCTGATCGGTGTATCTGGAATAAACATAACAGCCGATGACATAGAGACAAGTGAGTCCTCGCTCAAGAGAGTAAAGAGGTTGCGTAAATGGTGGAAGGCGGAATTACTCGATAGTAAGATATTTGAAAATGAGACCAATTGCACGGTATTAGGTGATTCCGTTTACCGTCTCAGGATGTCCGTCAAGAAGGGTAAAAAGAAGACGGTTAAAGTCGATACATTTGATCCAGGATTCTTCTTCCCTGAGTTTGACGAAGATGGCGATTTAATAAAGGCACATCTGGCGTGGGAAGAAGAATATATACGGAACAACGGAGAAAATGGCAAGAGAGTCTATAAGGAGACATATGTACTTATCGATGATAGATGTTTCGTCACAGCCGGATACTACGAGCCGATGCGTGAAGATAGTTCGCCGAATAGTGATTGGTTTGATCTTGATGATCTAACACTTATATCATATAAGGTTGACAACAATGGTGCTGAATATGATAACATGGACCTGCAGATCGATTTTATACCCATTATATATATTCCAAATATTAATGTACAGGGAGAACCATTCGGTAAATCCGATTTGGCTAGAGCACTCGATATCTTCTCAGAGATAGCTAACAGCAATACCGATATGGCATCTAATACATCTCTCCTAGGTTCACCACCGTTAGTCCTGAAGTCAGATGGGCAATATGGCGAAGTAGATGATAATGGACAGTCTAGTGTCACTACTGTTGGACCCGGACAGGTCATAGAGGTAGGGCCAACTGGTGATGCGTTCCTATTGGAAGTCCACAATATGAACGCCGCAATCGATTCCTACTTGAAGGGACTAGACAAGAAATTATTTGAGGTCACTAGGGCGACGAAATTGGCGGCTGGTAAGATGGAAGGATCTATTATTCCGTCCGGCATATCGTTGAGATTGATGCAAAATCCGTTGGTACAGGCAACATTGCCGAAGCGTATAGGTAGGACACACAAATTCCTACTCATGTTGAAATTCGTACAGAAGTTATTCGCCAAGTTCGGTGAGCCTGACGATATGGCATTATTCGCTGATGATGATTATTCTCACATCGATATCGAATTCAGCGATATATTCCCAACAGACAGGTCACAGGCTATTAATGACCTAGCCGTTGCATATACAGCTGGATTCTTATCTTTAGAGACAGCAGTACGCATGTGCAACAGGCTCGGTATTGATATCGATGATGTCAAGAAGGAAGTTGAGCGTATCAAGAAGGAACGAGAGGAAATGAACACTTTCGTAAATACTGATGGTACACAACACAGTAACGCTCAAACTAACAAAGACGGAGATATGGTAAACGATGGTGAGGAACCTAACTAAGGTATGAGGGGCAGTTGCTCTACATATAAATAGCCTCGTGGGCGTAAAGCACGATTCGAAAGGGGTAGACATGAAACCGGAAAATTTATTTGTCTCTGGCGATTCCCTAGATGAATTGGGGTTCACCTTCGGTCTCCAACGATTTAATGGAGAAGGCGGCGATGGAGGGGATGAAGGAGACGGTAGTGGCGGTGACGACGGAGAAGGCGGCGATGATGGTAAAGGCGATGGTGGGGACGACAAGACTACCGTCCCATATAATCGGTTCAAAAAGGTAAATGATCGTAAGAAACTGCTGGAAACCGAAAACGGCACACTTAAGACCCAATTGACTGATGCACAGAATCAGGCGAAAGGGAAAGAAGAGGCTGATGCGTCGCTACGGAAAGAGAAGGACGATGAAGTCAAATCGCATTCGACCACCAAGGAACAACTCAAACGTGCAAGACTTGAGAATGCATTCATTATCGAGTCCGCCAAAGCAGGTGTGAATTGGGCCGACCTCGACGACGCTATGCGTCTGGCTGATTTCTCAGAAGTGGAGATCGGCGATGAGGGTGTTGATCGTGACGACATGTCCGCTCTCGTTAAAGGGTTGGCGAAGAAGAAACCACATCTACTTAAATCAATAGATGGAGGTCCAAACTTTCCCAATGGTAAGCCACCTAAGAGGGGTGGCGAAAAGACTCCTGAACAGCTTGCTCAGGAACGAGCACTAGAACGTGCGAACCGTCGTAACGGCGTTTCTAGTTCTGCTGGCGGAGCAAACCCATGGGCTACAAAGTAATAGGAGGTAAACAACAATGAGAATTGCTCTTAAGTCTAGTTCTGTCGAGGCAAAAACACCTAATATTCTCGATTCCGATCAAGTCCGGTTCGTATCTAATGGTGTAACTATCGACGCCGCTACCGTTACTGCGGTCGACGGAGTAAAGGTATTACCGATGGGAACAGTCCTTGGTAAAATCACCCTAAGTGGGAAATATGGCCCATACGATTCTGCGGCAGTAGATGGTCGTGCAGTTCCGGTTTGCATGCTATATCCGGATCAAGCTGATGTTACAGATGGTGATGGCGCTTTCGGTGCTATCGACCATGCACGTGTCATCAAATCAAGATTACCAGTTGCGCCTGACGCCACGGTGATTGAGAAATTGAATCATATTTCGTTCGTTGACTAATCTTACTAAATAGGAGGAACTAAACATGAAGACAATTCTTGAGGTATTCAACGACCAGGAATTGCTGGCATATGCCCGTGCATTTCCAGTACCGCAAAATTTCATCGGCCCAACTCTGTTCCCGGCTAAACCTACTAACAGTCTTGATTTCAAATATGTAAAGGGTTCTCAACAGCAGCCTGTAATGGCTAACGTACAGACCTTTGGTGCTGAAGCCAGCATTGCTGACCGTGAATTTGGATACAGCTACATTGAGGGATCCATTCCGCCCATCAAGCGGAAAATCGTCATCAATGAGAAGGAAATCATTCAATATAACATGCCGCGCCTCGATACCGATGATCAGGAACAGGCAGTCGACAACATCTACAATGACGTCGATAACATGATCACCGCCGTTCAGAACCGTATCGAATGGATGCGCATGAAAGCACTCGTCGATGGCAAGATCGTCCTCGATGAATTAGGTGTCAAGCTTGAAGTCGATTACGGCTACGTCGCAGAACAGAAAGAGACGCTGGTAGCTGGCGCAATGTGGTCCGACCACGCCAACTCCAATCCGATCGATGATATTCGCCGCTGGTGCGATGAAACTGAAGTACGTACCGGGACTCGTCCTACACGTGCTCTGACCACTAACTCAGTAATGGGCCACATCTTGCTGAATGCCAAACTCCGCCTGATGGTTCACGGCGATCAAGGTTCCATCAAACCCATCACTTGGACAGACGTCCAGGCTATCTTCTCCGCATTCAATATCCCATTCCCTGCTACGTACGAAGCAACCGTGCGTTCCCAGGCGAGAAATGGTAATATCACGTCCGAACGTCTACTGCCAGTAGACAAATTCCTGCTGTTGCCTCCGCAAGCACTCGGTAACACATTATTCGGCCCAACTGCGGAAGCACTTAACAACCATAATATTGACCGCCGTCTGGCTCCTGGTATTATCGCTCAGGTCTACAAGACCGATGAGCCACCTGCTCACTGGACAAAAGCCGCCGCCGTGTCCTTGCCGACATTCCCTAACGCCGATGCGGTATTCATTGCCGACGTAATCTAATAAGTGAACCTGATGGGTGGTCCGAATGGGCCACCCTTGGGTATTGAGAAAGGAGAATACCAATGTTTGTTGTACTAACGAAGAAGGTAAATCTCGGTGGTGGAAAGTTCCTACTACCCGATGGTGGTAAAGCGCATCAAGTTACCGATACTCTGGGTAATGAACTGATCAAGCGCGGTGCGGCTACTAAGGTACAGCCGAAGACCGAATATGTCGCCGCCTCCACACCGCCAGTCGTAGACCCCGACAAGAAGTCAGGTGACGACGGTAACGATGGTGACGACGACGGGGACGATGACGAGGAGTAGTTCGATAGGCGGTGACCCAAATGGCACATATCACACCAGAAGAAATGAAATTGCTATCCGGAAGTGATGCCATTAAGGCCATGGAACCGGAGAACATTCAAGTCTATATTGACGGTGCTACATCGATACTGGACAGCTACGTATTTGACCAATCGAAGAGCGGATTCTCAAATGCCATAAAGTTGGCGTCGGTATTGCTGGTAGACCATATCGCCTTCTCGAACATCGGTGGTGGTGCATTCAATGAAGAGAGAATGCGCGACATATGGTATGTAAGGGGAGACAAAGGGTTATCCAAGAAGATAAGTGAGGTCGAGATCATACTGAGCGCATTTATTGTGTCTGGTGGTAGTGTTGGCAATAGGCGCATTCGTATGCATAGGATGGTTAGGAAGTGATATAATCCATGAATGATGAACAGCGTGTGAGGGTAGTTATCAAGACTGAGGAAGAATTGATTGCCATCTACAAGGATGCCTACATCAAACTTCTTGAAAAACTCGATTATAATACCCTACGTAACATGGATAATCGCCACCTACAGGCGTTACTATCCGATGTCCGCAGCATACTGAAATCACTATCATCAGATACACGTAAATGGGTCGATGGTAATGTCCCGGACCTATATAATGTCGGCGTGGATGTATCCAAGGAACGTATGTCTGAGATTGGTATCGGAGGCTCCTTCGCGAAGATTAATCGCTCTGCTATAGAAATATTGTCGGAAGATATGTTCAATGAATTAGCCTCTGGCATGAGTAATGTCAGTAGGCAGATTCAGACGGACATACGAAAGATCGCGTTCCAATCGTTGCAGAAGAGACTAATGTTCGGTCAATCAGCCTCCATCACGTCTCAAGAGATGTTTGAGGATATGAAGAAGAACGGTTTAACTGCACTGAAGGATAGGGCCGGGAAGCGCTGGAACCTATTGACATATTCTACTATGGTTGTCAGGACCAAGACGAGAGAGATAGTCACACGCGGTACTATCAATACCATGTTGGCGGCAGGAGATAAATATAAGGATCAGTTGCTATTCGACCTAGTTCAGGTATCGTCTCATGTCGGTTCGTGTGAGATATGTCTACCGTATCAAGGTAAAGTGTACTCACTCACTGGAAATCATAATGGATATAATAAAATACCTAGAATAACCCCGTTCCATCCGAATTGTAGGCACGTCCTTACTCCATTCTTCGAAAAACTATATGATGGTAACATCGAGGAATTGAGGAGTATTAGCAAATCGGAGGTGAACATAAATGTCTCATCACCTGTTTAGAGATGTTGTGTCGTTCGAAGCAAAGAGTGACAACCAATTCTACGCCAGCGGCTATGCGGCGGCTATATCGGTCAATTGCCACAAGACGGGCAGACAGACACTGGTTAGGAATAACAAGAATGAAGAAGTAGTGTCGAGAGATATGTACATGTTCCCGTCGAACATAAATGTACGTCCAGAGGACAAGGTCGATGGGAACAAGGTCATATCGACGTCCCCGTGTCGAGGTATTTCACGGTCCTATATTGAGGTGTTCATATAATGGCTAGATATAGCAGTTCCAAGAGTGACGGTGTATTGTCTATAAGTTGCGACATATCGGAGGCACTGGGTTTCTTAGAAGAAGCCGAGAGGACGGTCATGGTCGCGGCAGAGAAGGGAATGGCTGTCGCTACTCTCGACTTGTTGGGAGAAGGAATGAGGAACGCACCAATATTAACTGGTGACTTGCGCGGTTCCGGTAGTGCGCGTGTAAATGGCAGACCTGCCGGACATACCGAAAATAATAATGGTAGTAATGAGGTCGTAAATGATAGCTTCAAGCCTACCGGATTATCAACTATCCTACATGGTGAGGTCGGGTTCGATCTAGAATATGCCATGAATCAACACGAATCGATGCATTACAAACATCCTCGTGGAGGTAAGGCGAAGTTCCTAGAGGACCCACTGAAGCAGAAATCCGATCAATATGTCGGTATCATCGGAGATGCTGTCAAAGGAGTGTTGTAGATGGACTTAATTGAAACTATAGCAACATACTTGTCGGCACATGGTATCTCCGAACCAATACATGGACTGACATTACCAACCGGACCTGACACGGTAGTTGCGATCTGCGACACTGGTGGGTATAAGCCGGAGATTCAGTCGACCACCAGATATCCGACATTCGAGGTATTATGCAGGTCCATAGATTATGTTACTGCAAAGACCATATCGATGTCGATATTCGATTTATTGCATGATCAACAATTCCTAAAGTTAAGTGAGGATATTGTAGTCATAGCATCAGAGGCGATGTCGGACCCAACCCCGATGGGCCAAGATGAAAATGATAGATGGATAGTTGCTTGCAATTACAGATTTACTATTAGGAGGTAGAAACGATGAGTACTATAAACGTTGAACTTGGAACATGCCGCTCCCAATGGGGCGTAATGGCACCATTTCAAACCAAGGGCGGCGTAGAGGTATCATACGCACCGGAATATCATGAGGTATTTTTGGACATGTATGGTAAATCTCCCGTTGAGCAGGTATTGATTGGCGAGGTCATGAAGGCAAAGGTGCCAATCGCCGAAACTACCTATAACAACCTGAAGGCCGCGATTCCAGCCGCCACAGAAGTCGCTGGTGTCGATGGCAAAAAGAAATTGACGATCGGTCGCTTACCGGGATGGAAGTTGAGTCAAGTAGCCGCACCACTCGTATTGCATCCGCTCACATATGACGATGCAGTAAAGAATTATGATATTACCCTCCACAAGGCCGTCCCCACTGGAGAGATCAAATTCCTATTTGAATTCGACAAGGAACGTATTTATGAGGTGACTTTCGTCGGTCTCGTCGACACTGACCGTACTGCTGGTGATTTTATCGGTGTAATTGGTGATTCCAGTATTGCGGCAGACATTGTCGCCCCGGTGGTATCTACTATTGTTCCAGCTGATAGTGCCGTTAGCGTCGCACTCGCCGCTCCTGTGGTATTAACATTCTCGAAGGATATTAACTCCGACACTATCAACACCGCTAATATCCTGGTAGTCAATGATGCGACTGGGGATCATGTTGCTGGCTCGATCTCATATGATATCGCCACCAAGTCGGCAACATTCATTCCGTCTGTAATGTTTGCCGCCAGCACCAAGTTCGTTGTTATCGTAACGACGAACGTACGTGGAGCAAATGGAATTGCATTGACTGTTCCTTATGTGAGCACGTTCACGACTACAGCCTAATCGATATCGTAGTAGGGGCCGTTGAGATACGGCCCCTATTAATATTAATGAAAAGGGGTATGAGGAAATGGAAACAAATACAAACGTTGCCCTTAGCGTACCAGTAAAGAGAGTATTCACAATCGGCTCCAAGACCTATGCTATTAGAAAGATGCATGTTGGTCGATATGCCGAACTACTTGGAAATATGGATAGTCTACCAGTTAAATTGAAGGAAATGTTCCCAGATGCGAATGTGGCGGACATGAGAGAGAATCTGGACAATCTGGATATCGAATCAGCACTGAAACATTTGCCCAAATTTATGCAATTCGCCGCCATGGAGATATCAAAGATCATGTCCATCGCCACAGGCATTCCTGAGGAAGTAATACTTGGTAATGATGATACTCCGGAAGATGAGATCTTCGGTCTCGACGAATTCCTGAGGCTGATTAATACCGTTGCCGCGATCAACAATTTCTCTGAGGTGGCAGAACAATTAAAAAAACTCATGACACTCAGGGAGTAGAAGAAGGTTCCACCATGGACCCTGAGGACGTGCGGTTCTACCATGAGAATTGGTTACAAGAACTGATAGCATGGGGATTATCACATGGCATATCGAAGTCGGAACTATTAGACACGTACTACCCGGATGAGATATTGTTGATACGGAAATTCGCCGAAATGCATAGGGCCAGAGATATGATGGTATTACTGAACATAGTACACAACCCACACTCTGAAGACCCACAAGCATTGCGCGATAGACTTGGTAGTATGTGTGGTCCAGGTATTTGTAGCAGTAACCAATATTGGAAGAAGACCAAACTCAATGAAACACAGTTCGAACAATTGCGTAATGCTATGTCAGAGGCGAGGTCGCATAAGAGGGGTGGGTGAGGTACATGGCGTTCAAGGCTGGCTCAGTAGTAGTAGATATAGTAGGTAAGGCCGATGCCCTCCGTCGAACCTTCAGGGAAGCCAAGGATTCCGTTAAGGATTTTGGTAACCAAGTAAAGGAGACGGATAGTCAAGTAAAGAAGATCGGACAGAACATAGTGTCCTCTATGTCGGAGCCGAAATCAATGTTCGGCTGGCTCAATAAGGTCGGTAAGACATTAAAGGACATAGACTATGTTGCTGGTCGTGGATTCATCAACACTGGTAAATCGGCTAAACAGATGGTATCAGAAGTAGAGAAGGCATCGGCTAATTTAATTCAGGCGCAAGGTAGGTTGTCATTAGCGTCTGAAAACTATGCTGTCGCGGCCTTGAATGCCATGAGTGCTGACCTAAAAGGAGCGAAGGGGAAAGAGACATCCGCAAGGAAGTCTCAGGAGGCCGCACGTGCCAAGGTAGAGGAAGCACGGTCTGCCTTGGCGTCCGCTAGGGCAATCGATACAAACACTCAATCGACGGATCGAAATTCGCGGTCAAAGGAAAAGCAGACCGGGGCGTCGCGCAAGGCTCAGATGGCTGACTTAGACCTGATATTCGCCGCTATGTATGCGCAGGTTGCACTAGCAGGAATGATCAGTAGGTTAGAAAATATATATACCGTTGGCAGTAGAACTCGTATGGCATTAATGGGATTAGAATCGACAGTACGCGGATTAGGCGTGAGTGTTGACGCTACAAAGGATACATTCAAATATTTCCAACAAGACGGATTGATGTCAGACCAGGAAATATCTAGTTCTATGAAGAATCTATTACACATGGGCTATACTATAGAGGACACGAAGACCATAATGGATGCATTTAAGGATTCTGCGGCATTTGGTCGACAAGCGTCATTAGGATTCGGTGAAGCCATCGTACGCACTACTGAGGGTATGAGATTGGGATTATCTACTTTATCTGATGGTGCTGGTATGGCAAAGAACTTAGGTCAGATATTGGCCGAGAATGGATATGCGGCGGAAGATTTATCTCGTGCCACTACTGATGCTGGAGTAAGACAGGCACTATTAAATGGCATTATGAAAGAAACATCTACATCTGCTGGTGATGCGGCCAAAATGGCTAAGGACCTAACTGGTACGATGTCCAGGTTGGGAGCAGAGAGCAACAAGTTATCAACATCAATATTAGTTGCATTATCTGGGGTGTTGAATAGTATAGCCCAGACGCTAATTCCGGTAATAACCGCGATCAAAGATTGGATAGATGCGCATCCTAGATTGTCTGCGGCTATAATCATAACGATTGGCATAATGCTTGCATTAGTATCAGCATGTCTGATATGGCAATTCATATTTCCTATGTTGATGAAAGGATTTAAGGAATTAATTGGCATATTGACATTTATGACAAGTCCGATGGGGTTAATAATCGCGGCAGTAATAGTACTCGCAACTGTCATAGCGGCAAATTGGGACATAATATTGTCCGCATGTAAGGAATTATATCAAGGATGGACATCCTATTTCGGATTAATGTGGAATTACATAAAGAGTTTCGCATCGTCCGTCGGTGACATATTTAGTTCATTAGGTAAGATTATAATGGGAGCTATGACATTCGATAAATCAAAAGTGGAGGACGGAATATCTGGACTAAAACAAGGATTAGTAGATGCCGCTACTACATTTGTTGATAGTTCACGTGCAACTACTGATGTAATATCAGGTACGGCTAATGTATTATTCAAAAAGCTCGATCCTGTGAAACTGTTTAGTAATACCTGGGATAAGGTTCAAGGTATATTCGACCCGGTGAATGTAGACCTGAGTGATAAGAAAGCAAATCCTAGAGGATCTGGTGTTGGTGGAGAAAAGAATAAGAAGGCCACTGGTCCATCTCCATATCAGATAGCCATGAGACAGTATGATCATCAAGTTACCATGGATGAACTATCTGAGTATGACCAAAAATTAAAGGCATTAGCACTCATCGGTAAAACAGTACAAATGACAGCCGAAGAGCAAATGGATTGGGAAGAGAAGGTATATAACCTTGTTAAGGCAAATAACGAGGATCTAAAGAGATATGCAACTGAGTATATGAATTATCAGGTTGCCACAGGCCAGAAGACTGTAGAACAACAGTCGGATTTTATTGAGGAACAACTAAAAAACGAAAAAGACAAGTATGCCAAAATTCAATTAATGCAACAGGCTTATGATCTGAGACAAAAACTTAAGCAATATGATAACGATTATTTTGATTATCAAGTCAAGATAGGTAAGAAGACATTACAAGATAAACTCGACCGTATTAATCAAGAAATATTAGCGGAGACGGATAAGTTTAAGAAGTTGGCGCTACTTAATAATAAATTTGATACGGAAACCAAACTATACAATGATCAAGCATATGCGTCTGTGTCCAAACTCATGAACGAGGTATACGACGGCACTAACCGATCTATTGATAGTGTGGTTAATGACATCAAGAAGATCGAGAAGTATTACAGATCACTCGGTGCCGCTGGTAAAGAGGCCGCAGATATGGCATCAGATGCTATCAAGGAACTACAGGACAATACTGACGATTGGGTCGATGGTGTACTCGATGGGCTAGCCAAGGTGACATTGGGATATGAGAAATTCGGAAATTTCATAGACAATCTATTTGCCGAGATAGCGGTCTCATGGGTTAAATATCAGCTCAAACAGATCCTCGGTAATGTACTTGGTGGGCTATTTAATAGCATGCCATGGATGTCGGGCAAGGCGCACACTGGTGGGTATATCTCACGTAGTTCCGGTATAGTACAGAAGTATCATACTGGCGGTATTATCGGAGGACTTGAATCTGATGAGAGGGTATTAATAGGCCAGACAGGTGAGAGGGTATTGAGTCGCAAGGAAACTGCGGCATATGAGGCTGGTAAGAGGGTCGCAGGGAATGGTGGCTCCGGTGGCGGTGTTACTAATATATATAACGTTCAGGCCATGGATGCCGCATCGTTCCAGGACTTCGCGGCTAGACATCGTAATATATTTGGTGCGGCGGCGGCACAAGATTTAATAGAAGGTGGGGCAATGAAGAAAGCCCTTGCATCTAGGAGGGGTTAAATTATGGCGACATGGACATGGATGCCAGATCTCGCGGATTTTACAGAAGGTGTACGAACGAAGACGTTAATATCTGACATGGGAGGTAGACGTAAACGGTATCCTAAGGGTACACCACTGAGAACGTTCAATTTGAAATATACGAGTATTAGTGATGATGTCGCGGACCAAATGCTTCAATTCTTCTATGACCAGCATGGTGAGGCATATGCATTCGATCTAATCCACCCAAAGACCGGACAACTGATTAGAGTATGTTTTGATATGCCGGACATGGACAAGAGTTCGTTCTACTTCATTATTGCAACTACCGGAATAAAAATGATAGAGGAGTTGCTATAATGAGAGAGGTAGCCACTGACTTACAGACAAGACTAGAAGAAGATACAGTTAGACTTGCTAATCTACTGGTAATTGTGCTGGACGAGACCACATTATATGTTACAGATCACGATCAGCAGGTTCCATTCTTTGACGAGGCCGATATACCACAAGTATTTATGCCTGTTCCATTTAAGGTCGGTCAAATAGAGACTAATTCTGATGGTAAATTCTCCCAAGTAAACCTAAGCCTAGACAATGTTACTAGAGAATTCTCACTAATGATGCGTAGTATCGACTTCGAAGGCAGAAAGGCCATGATATGGAAAATATGCCTAGATGAATTAGACGATCCTGCAAATAAAATAAAATTCTTCGAAGGATTTATAGACAAGCCGGATATAAACGAAGCCAAATTTCAAGTAACCATATTATCGGCCCCGGAGGTTATGAGATATAGAATACCATACCGACTATATAGAAGAACCTGTCCTTGGGTATTTGGTTCTACACAATGTCCATATCCGAGTCCTGTTGGTAAAGTATGTAACAAGACGTTCGCAAATTGTGGTTCATATGGCATGACTATATATTTCGGTGGATTTCGTAAATTACCAGTGACACAGGATGTGAGGGGTATGAATGGATAATTTAGTGGATATCGCGTCGAGATATGTTGGGATACCATATAAGCACGGGGGTAATAGTATTAACGGAATTAGTTGTATATTCCTGGTCCACAATATTCTACACGAATCTGGTTTAGAATCACCAGCAGAATCCTTCATATCGGTAGGAGAGGATTGGGATAAGGCTGACCCGACAATAATGAACAGGGAATTGAATAAAATCGGCCAAGAAGTCATAGATGATCTCATGCCATTGGATGTCGTAATGTTCGCATTGACAGATGATGCTGAGATCGTCTCTCATGTCGGAGTTATGATAGATAAGACGAGATTTATTCATGTATGTGATGGTGTAAAGTCGAAAGTTAGTAAAATAACACATCCATTTTGGCGTAGTAAATATAGAGGCGCACGAAGGGTGGCGGTAACGGATGGGAAAACGCGGAGGTAAGATAATTGGCGCGATAGTTGGTGCTGTGACATTTGGTGCAGGAAGTGTAATGTTCGGTTCGTCATTCCTGGCATCTGCTGTCACAGGAGCGGCACTCGGTAGTGCATATGACCAATATAAAGCGGCTAAGGACATGGCTGACCAGAGTAATAGGCTTAGTTCTGCTAATACTAATTCAGAGAACTTGCCATTGGCATTAATTTATGGTACTTGTAGATATGGTGGTAATGTCGTATATGACAGCAATAATAGTAGTGCGCAAGTAGAAGACCTTTATGTATGTATAGGAATATGTGAGGGAGAAATTCACTCTATTCGCGATGTTAAATTCAATGAGAAACCAGTTAATACTTATAAAGGTTGTGATTATAGAGCATATCTCGGAACTAGTGTCCAGACAGCCGATAGTATCAATCCAGATGAGAATTACAGCAATACAGCATACATAGCGGCGCATATTCACGCCAGTAAGAGCCTAACTGGTAATCCACAGATTACATGTATAGTAGATGGTCTAAAAGTATTGATGTATAATAATGGTACATGGTATCGCGCATTTAGTAGAAATCCAGTGTGGGCATTATATGACATCATGTCTAACGACCGATATGGCATGGGAATATCTGCTACTAGATTTGATATTGATAGTTTCATAGAGGCCGCAGCATATTGTGACGAATTGATACGCGAACCGGATGGTACTTTCGCGCCTAGATTTACATTCGATGCAATATTTAATGATCCGACAGACGCCGAACAGATAATCTCGGCAATTGCCGCATCATTTCGCGGATTTGTAATCGAGTCAAATGGTAAATATTCAGTCAGAATAGAGAGGCCAGAAGTACCTATACAATCATTCGTTGAAGGGGAAACCATAATAGATGGTAGTATGAGACTATATAGACCGTCTTTATATGATATACCAAATAGGCTAATTGTAGAATTTACAGATCCTGTGCATTGGAGTACCGATTCGTACCCAATCGACAGTGATTCCGATATATTAAAGCGCAAGGGTATCTACCCTAAAACTCTCCCATTTGTAGGAGTGACCAGAAGGAATCAAGCGATACGTAATGGTCAGTTTGCGTTCAACACAATGACCAAATGTCGTGATTTCGTGGAATTTCGTGCGCCGATGGATATGGTTGAGGCTCAGGCCGGAGATGTAATATTAGTCACCCATTCGATACCTGGATATGTAGATCAGCCTATGCGTATAATGCAATTAGTATATCATGATGATGCAAACGAAATAGGCATAGTAGCGCGTCAGTATAGTACAGAAGTGTTCGTTGATGATATCGTATTATGGACTCCTGGAGAGCGTCCGACGGCATTCAATCCTGCGATAGACCCACCAAATATCACGAATATAGAAGTATCAGAACATTGGAGGACTAGTATCAACAATGGTGCTGGTGTTGTCGTAGATTTAGATGTTACATGGACACCAGCATACACTCAATATTATTCACATTCTGATGTATACGTATCGTGTACTAATCCAGCATGGGATGAGATATATGATACATGGGAGACCCTTAATACTCCATATGATAATCTCGATGCCCCTGCTACATTCAGATATGTCGGTAAGGCGATAGACAAGATCACACTACCCAATTTACTGACAGGAGAGAAATATACAATCAAGATCGTACCATATGGTACTCTAGGTGCTGTGCCTGATTTCGATGATGCTCCGCTTAAGACTTATACTATAACTGGTAAAACATATTTACCGGATACACCTAGGGGATTGTCGGTATTAATAACCGATAGATGCCTATGGTCATTTCACGAATCTACCCAGAACGACATCAACTTCCATGAATTACGCACCAATGTCAACCCCGGTACTGATGATGGGTTGTTACTTCGAATAACTACACCAAATACATATGGATTGGTAACTCCAAATAGCCGTACTGGTACCGTATTCCTATATTCTCACAACACATCGGATAAATATTCTAATCCTGCCGTACTAGATTATAATAAACCAAAACCTATCGCACCTGTCTTGACTATAGATAAGATATTTCGTGGCATCACAATGTCGACAGGTTCTTTGCCTCCGTTCTGTATAGGTGTGAATTTTCATGTGTCTAATGGAGATACCGATCAAGTATTCTTTTCTGGAAACAATACATATACCTATATTGGTGTTGGTATTCTGACGATTAGAGCCGCATTTGTCGACATATTTGGTGAGGGAGATATGTCGGAACCAACAGAGATTACAGTAATTCCCACAATAGACCCAGAATGGATAAAGAATGAATCGCTATCTCTGGAAATGATGGATACTGTAATTAAAGATGCGGTGGCAAAGGCTCAGGCTGGTGTCGATCTCACACAATTTGAGGAGATGATAGCACAGCGTGTGAGCTATACTGTATTTAACGAAAATATTAATGCATTAGTGCAAGCTGATAACTCCAATGCGAGTGCAATACAGCAAACGTCCGAATCTATTACCAATACAGTAGCAGATCTCAATATGCCGCCCGATCAGACAGGATTCAATGCAATATCGCAACTGAAGCAGACCGCAGATGCAATAACACTAACAGTCTCAGGAAATCGCGAGACCCAAGACGGTGTAAACACAGAAGTTCAGAGCCAAATAAATCAGACCGCAGGTAGTGTAACATCCGTTGTTACAGAACTGAATAAGCCATTGGATCAATGCTCATATACAGCCATTGCTCAGACATTAAATAATTTACAGTTTCGTGCATCAGATGGTACTATGAAATCTCTATTAAACATATCGCCAGAGGCGATTAGTATAATATCTCAATTTATACATATAAATGGAGATGTATTGATTGATGATAATATTATAGTCGGCAATATGTTAGCAGCAGATAGTATCACGGCAGACAAGATGAATATAACCTCACTCAGTGCGATAACGGCCACGATTGGTGTATTACGTACTGCGGCAACTGGGGCAAGAACAGAGATAAGAGATAATTTAATACAGGTATATGACGCGAACAATATATTGAGGGTCAGAATGGGGGTATGGTAACATGCCCCAAGGTTTACAGGTATTCAATTCGAGTGGTGTGTTAATAGTAGACATGACTGATAGACTGACGAGAACCATCGGCGAGATCGATACTGGTGTCAGTAATGGTTCATTCATCGATCCATATCTGTCTACTGGTACACCATGGTTCTTCACTTTACCGTCGTTCGATGGATTTAGTGTCGTAGATGCACCATGTTCGATTACTATATCAGGAAATACAATATCATGGATATTTGATCTATCTGATGGTGCTGTGGCATCTAGTAGAAAAATTATATACGGGGTGTATTAGCTATGGCGACCGCTGGCATAGAAGTGAGGAATAACAATAACATATTGCAGATAACTGATTCTTTCAGGAATTTGCGGCTGATATCTAAGGGAATTATTGTTCTACCATATGATCAATATGCGGCGTACACGAGTGCTAGTCTTACGATACAGCAAGATCAATTTTTAGCATTTAGATGTATTACTAGTGATAAGGTTGTCGGTGTGCATAGACAATATCCAGATAGTGGACTCACTAGAATATGGTTTACAGGAAACAAGGAAGCACAAATAGAGTACTATGTATTTGGGTATGCGGTAACACAACCAGGAAATTGCTTCGAGATATATGATAGATTGGGTCGATTGGTATTCTCGGATGGGTCTAGGTTCATGAAAGTAATAACGTCGGTATCCGGAACGAATAGTAATTTTAGTAATGGAGCCATAATAACAACTACGCCTTATAGTTCACTGCTTACTGGTGCTGTATTGCTAGGAGAACATTGCTTCCGTAGGCTATATCCCAATTCTGGTCTATCATATATGTATATCGAGCAATTATTTAACTTCAATAGTGGCGTGATTACATCGAAGAGTATCGTGGTCGCTCAATATGGTGGTGGTCCTGAATATCATTTACGTGTGCGTCCTAATTATAGTTTCACTATCCTAGATGTTACTGGTCTATAGCAATGCGTCAGCAAATAACTTGTAAGGGGCTGATATGAATGGCAATATTCGATATAGAAACATGGGGTCCAAAATCGAACCCTAAAGATTCGATTCAGAAGATCATAGACTGTCTAATATCCCTGAGAGACAATGGTATTGCCATACCAGGGCTGCATGCATCTAAGCATGCTTCTAGTGGTGAAGATCCGTTGATAGCGGCTGATATCGGTGCCGAGACTCCAATTGGAGCACAAACTAAAGCAGATCTCGCTCAATCGAACGCCATAACCACAGCCGCCTCCGATGCCACTACTAAATCTGAGTCCGTCAGAACGGAATTGAATACACATGTTGACAATACAGATAATCCGCATATAGTAACATCTGAACAAGTAAATACATATAATAAACTTACCATAGACAACAAGGTGACGACCGCAGTAACTGGCATGACAACCTATGTCGATACTCAAATAGCAAACCTTGTTGGGTCTTCTCCAGAGACTATGAACACATTAAATGAGCTAGCGAACGCATTAGGTGATGATCCAAATTTTGCTACTACGATGTCTAACCAAATAGGCTCCAAAGAGACACCAGCAGGAGCACAGCTCAAAGCAGATACAGCATTAGCGTCTGCGAATTCATATACCGACACACAAATAGCTACCAGGGAGACACCAGCAGGAGCACAATCGAAAGCAGATGCCGCCAAGACCAGTGCGATCCAGGAGGCAACCACGCAAATCGGTGCTGTACAGACGATATTGACTAGTCATACAGGTGATACGAACAACCCACATGCCACCACCGCCGCACAATTAGATGCCTATACGAGATCTGAAGTCGATACAAATATATTAAATAGTATCAATGGTATATTTGGTACTCCTCCTATAGAACTTAATACACTTAGCAAGATATCTACTGCAATAGATAATGATCCGAATTTCGCGACCACTGTGTCAGATAGAATTGGTGCCATAGAGCAAGAAGTACATAGCAGTATGAGTCCGATGGTTGCGTCTATAATCTTCGGTGGTGGTTGATATATCCGACCTCGTGGAGAAGATCAGACAATATTGTTTAGGTACTTCTAATTATAGAGCAGAAGAAGCCATCGAGTTCGCAAATGGAATATTGACCATCATTGAGGAGGTTGGGTAGTAATGGCAGAAATATTGGGGTTATTTTCTCAAGGTATATTAACGACCGCTTATCAGACTATATATACAGTACCTGCTGGCGAGACGTTTATTCCAAAGACCATATCATTCTGTAATATCGGTAGCGATATTGGTTCTGTCTCTATTAATTTCGTTGCTGGTGGAGAGGTAGCCGCAGAGAAGAATTATATAGTAAAGGATCGCACTGTGGTTCCGCCAGACACTGGATTTCTTAATTCAGATATGTTTCTACAATCTGGTTTTACTATTCAGGCTAAATGCAATACAAACAACTTGATTAATTATCAGGTGTCAGGGGTGAAGATAACCAATGGCTAATGTTGCAGTAGCTTCTAATGCAAGATTCATACCTGTACCACAGATGCCTGTAGGTATTCCGTTCCTTTGGTTTACTGATAATTTTCCAGAGGGAACATTGAAATGCAATGGTCAGACATTTAGTGCTACTGAATATCCAGAGTTAGCCATGAAATATCCACTATTACAACTCCCAGATATCCGTGGTGTCACCCCCAGAGGCATGGACGAAGGCAGAGGATTGAATCCAGATGCCAGTGGATTACCTGTTGGTAGTTATCAAGCAGACCAGTTCAAGGCCCATACACATTATAATGGTTCTACGAGTGGTGGTTCTAATGTTGGTGGCGTATCATTTGCAGGTAATTTTTCAGGAATGAGTACTGGTTCTTCTGGTGGCACAGAGACAAGAGGTAAATGCGTCCTTTGCTATTGGCTAGTTTATGCTAGAACAATGTATTATGACTTAGCTGTCGAAGGTGGTAACGCCTACATGTTAGGCGGACATCAATCGAACTACTATGCTAGTAAGCAAGACCTGACTAATGCTCTTATCATTCAAGAAGCGTGGCAAACACCTACCTTACTGAACGGATGGGTCAATTATGGAAGCGTATATGCTCCTGCTGGATTTTATAAAGATCCTTTAGGAATTGTCCATTTGCGCGGTGGTGTCAAGTCTGGAACAATCGGACTGAACGTGTTTACATTACCAGTTGGATACAGGCCAGCGTTTGATCTAGTCTTTGTTACATCTTCCAATGCTTTACAGGGCCAAGCGGTAGTTAAAGCTAATGGTGATATAGCACTTATGATAGGTAGTTCTGTATCATTTTACTTAGATCATATATCGTTTAGAGCCGAAGGGTAGGTGGAAATAGTGAGTAAATTCACGAGCATGTTGTCAGACTGGGCGCACAACATAGGATTTTACCCAAAAGGTAATCTAAAGTCTACTAATGTACAAGATGCGATAAACGAAGTAGCGACTATGTTTCCTGGAAGAAACAAAATAATCAATGGAAACTTTGATGTGTGGCAACGAGGAACATCTTTTACAAATAGTATTTATACAGCAGACAGATGGGGCGTAAGGGCATACGGCAGTGTTGGTGGTACTCAAACGATATCTCGACAGGCTTTTGATGTTGGTCAAACAGAAGTTCCCAATAACCCGACATATTTCCATCGGATTGACAACGTAAATGCCATATCAAACACCTATATATATCAAAAAATAGAAGATGTTGGAACGTTTGCTGGAAAAACTGCAACACTTTCCTTTTACGCACGATATTCAACGCCTCAATTAATGACGGTTACTGCTACTCAAATATTTGGCAGTGGTGGAAGTTCGCAAGTTTCTACACCTGCAATACAATTCACGCCAACTGCATCGTGGAAAAAATTCACTATACAAATGGCAATTCCTAGTATTAGTGGTAAAATAATTACAACAAATCACAATTTACATATTCAAATTACCACATCTGCTATACCCAATGGCACCTTTGATTTGGCGCAAGTACAATTAGAGGAAGGAAATGTTGCTACACCTTTTGAACAAAGACACATTCAACAAGAATTAGCGCTATGTCAAAGGTATTATAGAAAGAAAGTAGCTACTGTCGCTGCACAAGCGTTTGGCATTGGTCAAGTATTAGCTACAAACACAGTTTACATGTATGATGCTTTCCCTGTAGAAATGAGAAAGATACCAGGACTTTCGGTTAGTTCTCTACAATCATCAACTGCAACTGGGACTGGCATTACTGCAAATACAGCCAATATTGCAAATGCAACAGAATATGGTTGTACTATTGCACTAGTAATGGCTTCATCGTCATTTGTTACTGGAGATGCCTCTATTGTCAGTTCAATCGGAGCAGGTTCGTTTATAGCATATGATGCAGAGTTATAGAAAGGAGAATAAAACATGTCTAACTTAACTAGCGCATTAGGAGATAAAACAGTTGTCTATCTTCCTGTAAGAGATACTGGCGCAAAAAACTATATTGCAGAAGGTATGAAGCTTACGCCTAATGGTTTATCTGTAGATATTTCTCCTGGTATTGCTAATATCGAACGCTCTTATCAAGAGATAACAGAAACATTAAATCAATCCTTAGAACCACGAATGGTTTCCTTAGTTTACGCACAAAAGACAGTCTATTCGGATTGCCCAATGGTTGGTAAAGTTAACGCTGTGTTTCCTGAGCCTGACAATAACACAGTAGCACAATGGAGAATTGATGGTAGCTCAACGATTCCTAATTATGCTGTAGGTAAGTCTGCTATCGCTGTAGCCAATAATCTTACTAAAGTTGGTACTGTAAATCAAGTTGATGGTTGGATTGGATACGCAGGACAAGGTGATGGTAGTACTGGGTATTACACAAGCGCTAATAGTACAGGATTTCCTGCCGGAGCAAATGCCAGAGAAATAGACATATTACTAAAGATCAATGCGATAAATATAGCCAATCAGTCAGTTTGGTTTTATGGTACGGCTGGAACTGCAAACTACTCACTCTATATGAGGATTGAGAATGCTAGGCTAAAACTCTCAAATGCAAGTTCCGTATGGGATACTGGGTTCGATGTTGAACTAGGAAAAGAATATATAATAGTTACGACATATGACGGAGTTACACTTAGTGTTTATATTAATGGGTATTTTGTCTATAGTGTGGCTATTACGTTAGCAACTGTTAATAGTGTATTTTATATTTTGAATATAGCTACATTAACGAACGGCTTATCTATGGTTGATTTTGTTGAAATCCGTAATTCTCTACGTACTCCTGCACAAATCTCAGAGATATCCAGTAAACTTCTACTTCCTAACCGCTACTATCCTGACGCAAGTAAACCAGAGTATACTGACATTCGTTCTATCCTTCCTACTAATAGTATTTCATTAGGGTTCATCAGAACTTCATCTACTGCTGTTACAACTTATAATGATACTGATCATCAATATGGACGCAGAGAGGGCGCAACAGGTGGAAACAGAAAGGTCTTTCTTGGGTGGAAGTCGTTTAGTGGGTCAACTACCCTGATTTGGGATAACCCTTTTGACACTCGCAAGATTAAAACGTATTACACTTGGGCGAAGGATGCAAACGGGGCGAATGAATGCGACGTTGTAGACATTCTTTTCAATGTTAACAATTATGGAATATTGCCTACTATGACTTCTTCTAATCGAATAAGCATTACAACTCAACCAATGGGTGTTGTTCAGTTCAATGGTGCATGGCAAACATCTGGTTACATTGGCTGTTATGCGGAGGTGATAGAGTAGAGAATATATTATATTTAGTTGGTAAATATTGGATTCGGAGCGTGATTAAGACATGATACTTGAGTTTTTTCACAGGACATGGAAGACTATCTCAGATATCCAGATCGTGGCAACAGCTGTCACTATTGGAACCATAGGAACAGAAATATGCGGTAACAATTTCTGGGCGGTTTTATTGCTGGCGTATGCAGCTATATTCGTCGACACCATCACTAAATGGATATCAATATCTAAGAAATATTATGTTGATACCGCTGGATGTGATTTAATCGACGTTAGTTGGATTCAAGTAATTCACGGTATACTCGGTGAGGCATGGGGTCCGAAATATCTTGCTAGTAGATGTTTTAGTCGTATCATCGAAAAAATATTTACATATACCGTTCTTATTACGTTGTGTTATGCGGCTGGAAAATGGTTGCCGACGCTCGATCTGTTCGGATTGAAATTCAGCCCATCTGCTGTATTTCCGGCATCAGCCAGTATAAGTGTGTTTCTTATTGAGATGTCTTCCATCAATGAAAATCTCAGGGAAATGGGTCAAACTGCGATATCAGATATGTTAACCAAAATAGTTGACTTCGTGATCAATAAAATAACATCTAAGATATAGGAGGTGTGCAGATTTGTTTAGCAAAATCAGCCTTAATGAATTGAGATCTATTGTAAAAGATGATATCAATAACCTATATATCGCCGCAAGCGAATCGGCATATCATAGGCCGATGATATATTTACATTGGTCAGCTGGTCCATATGGGCTATTCTTTCGTGATTATGATATTAATATAGATAGTGACGGAGAATATTACGTCCCCGATCTTGTACTATCTGACCATGATTCCCACACATGGCGTAGGAATGCTGGTGCCGTCGGAATATCATTTGCTGCATGTCAAGATGCCGTATGTTTAGCCGACGCATCTGGTCCGAACGATATCGATTTCGGAAAGTACCCACCAACCGTCGAGCAAATAGAAGCTATGTCTAAGTGTGTTGCTGTAATATGCTCAATACTCGGTATTCCTGTTACATATGAATACGTCCGCACACATGCCGAGCAGGCTATTGAGGATGGTTATGGCGTAGGTAGCGGAGACAGCGAGACGCGATGGGATTTGTTATTTCTTCCTCTCCCGGATGAAGGAGATAAGAGTGGTGGGGATATCATAAGAGGAAAGGCTAATTGGTATCTAAATAATGGACTGAACGTATAGTGACGCGGTGCCGCCAACGATCGATGACGGCCTCGACGTACGGTCCGACGGCCTCGTCGTTCGTTATAGAGTGAGCGTCCGGTGCACTCGGACCGTTTGGTGTTATTTGAAGGTTGACGGGTAGAATAATAAAGGTGGTGTATAGAGATGGAGTTGGAATGCATTTTCGTAACGTCTGGTCGTCATCCCGAAACTGAAAAACTCATATGCAAGGCAACTGGTGGTATGTATAGCCATGCGGCGTGTCGTATTATGATTGAGGGCAAACCAAGGATTATAGAGGCGACAATGGACAGAGGTGTCCATATTTCTGATGGTTCTATATTCGACGATTGTGAGACCATACAGATTATACCGTTTCAAATAACAGAAGCACAGAGGTTAGCAATAATCGACAAGGCATTTGAACTCGTTGGAAAGCCATATGGCAGAGATGATTGCATTATCGGTGGAACTATGGATGTTCTAGGCGAAGGTCCGGCGTCAATTGCAGAACATATATTCGGAGATGACGGTACGGAGAACTGTAGTTCAACTCTAGCTCAGTTAATTCGTGTTCTGTTTCACGATTTCGCCATCAATATTCACTCGTCCAAACTGACACCAGAAGCTGTACGCTCTAGGGTCGAAATATTACATAGGGAGGCGCTTTGTCATTGATAAGAAGACTATGGGTATTCTTGCTTGTCTGCTCATTGTTGCTGTTGTCGTCTGGTATATGTTCGGCGCGGGAGTACATGATCACAGACCAAGAACTGACCAGATTGGAAACTATATTTCAACAGCTGGAACTCAACAACAAGACGCGATTAGCGACCTCAGAGAAGGTCAAGCAGGACTTAAAATCTCAGAGGATTCAGCTGGAAGAATATCAAAAGGAATTGGAGGAATTGCGCACTCAATTGAGAAAATCGAGTCTGAAATCGGATCAGGCGATGATAAAACTAGAGATGACGCAAGTCTTATTGAAGAATGCCAACGAATCGCTAGACAAATTAGAGCGAGAGATGAGATCAAAGAATAGGAAGTTAACATTCCAACGAGATTTTCTATTTGCTGGTCTGATTTGGGCGTTGGTGAAATAATAAATTAGGACCCCAAGGTTCTATTCGCCTTGGGGTTTTTTCATATTCGTTAGCTTCTCAAATTTCTTGCCTACCCTACTCATTATGTTATTTACTCTACCATGGTGGATACCTAGCATGTCGGCGACATCTCTATATGAGAATGCTTTATCTTTAATTAATAGGAATACCTCCTTCTCTCGTGGTGATAACACTGCTAAATATTCCTTTATTATCTCATTGTCCTCAGGATCATGGTCATCTCTCCTATGTAGAAAGTCGCACGAGCATCCAAATATCCTACTCATCATGTCTGGTTCCATCAGAATTTCGCGTTGTTCTGTGGCCCATTTGGTAACTTTATGTATTCTATCTGGATATTTCCTTTGCTCTATATATCGTATGATGAAGCCAATATCTTGAAGCATTGTATTAATATGGCATAGGTCGTAATTTTCTTCAGGTGATCGTCGGTTCTCCGGTATTCCCTGTATTCGATCTCTGGCTGCCTCGACTATTCTATGCGTTCTTCTGTACTGACGTAGTAATTCTTTCATTCTCTACCACTTCCTTCAGTACGTTCGTCACCTTGTTCATCCTTGCGTCCAATTCCTCCATTTCCATGCTGTCGGCCTTGCCTTCAAGTATTAGTTGTTGCTTCCTTGCCAGTAGTCTGTTGAATAGCATCATTGGCATTGTTGATCATACCTCCACTCACTATGTTGGTTACTCTACCTCCAAATATCTCTATGATATATCTCACACACGGTTTATCCCATATAAGCATCTCAAATCACCATCCATACGATATTTTATTGGTTCCTATAAATGCTTCCACGGCTGACACAAACGATGTTGTTACCGATATCATACATTGTGTCATTATCTCTACTTCCTCCTCTCCTGTGTGTACCAATATGTTCACTACTGTATTTCCTGTGCTACATTCACATTCGTGTTTGAGTGCGGCCAATGTCATCAGGTGTGGTGTTAATCCTAGATCGATCAATACGGATCTACAGTATACGTTATTTCTTTCTATCACGGCTATGTCAGACATTACCAATCCCGTTTTACCCATATATTCGTTATACCTTCCTTTAATTACCACCATCTTTCCTTCTGCGTTCTTAATGATGCTATCGTACTGCCTAAATACGTCGCTAAACACGGTGCAATCGAAGCTAGTGTTCTCTGATTCTACGGTAATGAACGCCATCTGTCCTTTCTTCGACTGTTGTACACGTACCGTTTTTAGGATGCCAGCGATGCCCTTATCGTAATCGCCGAATTGATCGAATCGAGTAGTCGCGCCGAATCTACGAATATGTTCATCGGCTGTACTGAATGGCGTGCCGGATACATAGAAATTCAATAACTCTTTCTCGTGTTGGATCTTGTCCTCTTGACACATAGGTTTGATGATATCTGGTTGTATATACTTCTTATTATATCTCGATTCCAACTCATCTATGAGGTATGCTCTATCATCAAATATGTCAAATGCCCCAGATAATATTAGTGTCTTCTTCGCCGCTGAGTTACACTCCTTGGGAGCCATACGGTCGCAAAAATCCTCGAAACTCCTAAAGTAGCCACTCGCATTTCTTTCCTTAATAATTGCCTGTACCGTCTTTCCGCCTATGCCCTTGATACCAGTGAGACCAAACCGCACTGCGAAGTTATCAACCTGGAACCCAGTATAACTGTAGTTTATATGTGGCGGTAATAGTGGTATTCCCAATGATTTGATCTCGCCTATCACGTTTGCCAGTTTATCATTTGTGTCTAAGAATGAGTTCGCCTCGGCGGACATATATTCCATTGGATAATAACACTTCAGATATGCGGTACGATATGTAATGAGTGCATATGCCGTACTATGTGATTTGTTGAAGCCGTATCGTGCGAATGTCTCTATCTGGTGCGCTACGTCCTCCACGATCGACTTATCGTATCTCTTCTCAATAGCCCTATCTATGAATTTCCCTTTCTCCTTTGCCATTAGATCCTTGTCTTTTTTACCCATTGCCTTTCTCAGTTTGTCTGCTTCTGCGGCTGAATATCCAGCCATCACCATCGATATTCTCATGACCTGTTCCTGATATAGTATTACTCCCCATGTGGGTTTCAATATTAGCTCCAGATCAGGATGTTGGTAAGTAACCACCTCACGGCCTAACTTGCGGTCGATATATATCTTATCCATCTTCGCATCTAATGGGCCGGGACGATATAGAGCCAATAATGCAATTATATCATTGAATGATGATATGTGCATCCTCTTTACTACCGATGTGATACCCTGACCCTCTAATTGAAATACCGATCTGGTCTTACCATTTCTAAGCATCTTATATACGTTAGGATCTTCTAGATTTATATCCTGTATAGTGAAATTTGGTTCATGTTTCCTTATTGTCTTGACAGTCTCTGCTATTACTGATAGTGTACGCAAACCTAGTATGTCCATTTTTAGTAATCCAGCTTCTTCTGCATCATGTTTGTCTAGCTGAACAGTCATATGTGATGAGTCTACTTCTGCGGCATCTTTCTTTCCTTTGGCGAACAACGGTACCAGAGTAGCCACTGGGACATCGCAGATTATGACACCTGCGGCATGCTTCGATTCATTACGGTGCAATCCCTCTAGTTTCAGACATGTTTCCCAGAATCTTGGGTAACGCGAATTGATGTTGTCTACCAATTTACGGAAATCTGCGTATTGCTCGTAGATATCGGTGATAGTGGTATCGTCATCCTCCTCCTCTTCATTAGGAGTGACATCCTTTATGCGGTTTACTTCATCCCACCCTATCTTCATTACTTTTCCGACGTTCTCTAGCAATGAATTGCGTTTCAGAGTACCGTATGTCATAATCTGTGCCACGTAATCAGAACCATATCTCTGGATTATGTAATCGACTACTTCTCCTCTGCGGTACTGACAGAAGTCAATATCAACATCAGGCATCTCTGGGCGCTCAGGATTCAGAAAACGCTCGAAGATCAGGTCATATTCTAGAGGGTCAAATTCCGTTATTCCTAAACAGTATGCCACCACCGCACCGCCAGCAGAGCCACGTCCAGGACCGACTGGTATATCACGGAGCCTAGCGGCATTGATCAGGTCCCATACGATCAGAAAATACGAACTGAAGCCCATGTCGTCTATGACTTTTAGCTCGTAGTCTATCTTATCTCTTAGTTGGGTAGTTATTGTACCATATAATCTTGATGCCCCCTTGTATGTGAGGTATCTTAGATAATTCGTCGGATTGTGCATACTTCCCATATCACCAGTAGGTACTTGAGAGATGTTACAACACACATCCTTGGCGTCCTGTTGTTGTAAGTATGTCTCACTCATATTGCCGCTCCGTTCCGCTGGTTGATTAGCCAAGCGTTGAAATCATTATCGTCCGTCGGTATCTGGAATTTAGGTAGTCTGATGTTTCCGTATTCTATTATATCGTCATCGCAACTGTCGACTATATGCTGAGTATTCGATAAATATTCCGGTTTGTAAATCATAGACATTTCCTCTGTGGTTAATAGATGGTAATTCGTACCATCAAACTTGAATTTCCGTGGGTCTACCAGATTCTGACCTGTACCGATACACAATGCTACATCGTGAGCAAATGCATCCTCAGCGTTCAGGTAGTGAGAATCCTGTGTCGCAATGATTGGTATACCATAGTGCTTAGAGAAATATTCATATATGTCAGATACCATTTTCTCCTGTGGTAGGTCGTGATTCTGCACCTCTAGGTAGAAATCACTACCAAATCTCGATGCATATTTCTCTATAACCGCCTTACATCCATCTATATCCTCTTTGAATATAAGATTCGCAAATTTACTACCTATACATGCCGTGGTTACTATGATGTTATTACCGTCCATTCCGAATAGTAACTCTTCGTCTATGCGCGGCTTGTAGTAAAATCCCTCTTTGAATCCTAATGAACACATCTTAATTAGTTGCTCATATCCCCTACGATTCTTGGCAAGAACTATCAGGTGATGATATACTGATTCACCCTTCTTCGATGTCTTATCGCTCATACTAATCGGTGCCACATAGAACTCACAGCCGATAATATGTTTGATACCAGCTTCTCTACATTCCTTATTAACCTTCACTAGAGAATACATGTTACCATGTTCGGTTACAGCTACTGCTTTGTGCCCTATAGATTTGAGTTTATTTACCATTTCCTCTACCTTTATTGCTCCATCGAGCAGACTGTAGGTAGTATGTACGTGCAAATGCGAAAAATTCATTCCTCTCCACCTCCTGTATAAATATAGTAAGTGCGCCGCTCGGACGCTAAATCCAAACGGCGCACTCAGAACGGTTGCTTATTTACCCGACGAACCAAATCCGGTGTCACCACGTTCCGATTTACTCAGTTCATCTACCTCTTCGATTGGCGGTACACATCTGAAATGAAATATCACTTGCGCGTATCTCTCTCCTGCGATAATCCGTATAGGGACCTCACCGAGGTTAATCATAACGGCCTTCAGTTCACCACGGTATCCGGTATCGATCGTACCAGTAACGACGTGGAATTTCGGCATGTTTGATTCATCGTTGGCAAATTTCCTCAGGCGTAGTTTCAGTTTCTCCCATAGGCTATATCGGTTGATCATCGCCCTTAATTCATTATCTTCCCATCTAGATGCACTCGATCTACCCTCTATAGTAGCCCACAGGTGTTCAGGTATTTCTAATGAGATACCGGTCGATACAGTGCGTCTCTCACCCGGCATTATGATCATATCTTCGGTACACGGTAGATCGTATCCTACGTCACCGTCTTTCTTGATCTTGATCAGATCATATATTTTGGCCTTCTCGTCCCTCTTCACCTTTACTGGCTTTGCGTTTACTAGCTGATACAATGCCTGTATCATTAGTGAGGAATTATCCATCGTTACTTGCCTCCGATATTCTTAAATTTTCTATATACGAAGTCTAATGTACGCCGTGCCTCACTCCACTTCGATACCATACTGAAATACCCAATGATTCGTGTAACCCAATCCTGGATTTCGGCTCCGCATTCGGCGCAGGTACCATCATTGCCGACCATAGACGAGTGTCCGTTGGCGCAGATACCGAATCCAAAATTGACACCGAGATGTTCGACACCGACTGATGCATGAAACTCAATCATATGTAGCATCTGTGTCTCGGACATCTTATCCTTGATATTCTGGTGCAATATTCCGCCACCAGATAGCATACTCATAAACTTCCCGGTTAGTACTGCCCTTTTGGTAATCGTGGCATCGACAATTAGTGGTATGTATTGATTACTATATAGGTCGTATTTCATTCCATATAGGATTCTGTCGGCCCTTGCCAGCGTAACACACGCACTTTCTCCAGGGATTTCTTCGACATTGAAGCTATATCCACTGCGGTTGCTGAACATCGTGGCCTTCATCTCGATGAATTCTAATACCCTAGTGGTAAATTGTTCACCGTCCGGTGTGAGTATATTATGTCCCATCAGTTCACACATTTCATAGATTCCGGTGATGCCGATGGTGGAAAACAACTGGTTGATGTTGAACCATTCTACTGGCTTACTGAAGAATGTTAGGAATCCCTGTCGGATACGACGCGCCAATATTCCATCACGATGAACCATTAACAATTTGTAGCATACTTCCAGCTGGTCACTTAACGCCATGAAGAACACATCATCACATTTATCCGATAGATGTGCGATTCGTGGCAAATTGAGTGTCACTACGCGGTGTGAACCGATATTCATTCCACCATTACCAAATGAGTCGGCCCTGAACTTCATCTGCTCAAAGCTACTAGAATATCTACAGCATGTGGCTAATTTCGCGCCATCATTGATGTAAATATTAAAGCAACCCTTCTTGGCATTGTTCATCGCCGTCCACGACAGAAATTCGCGGTCCATGATTCTTCTATCTTCGTCCACCATGAGATTAATAGTCATGACCGGGAACCTATATGGTAGGCCAGTTCTCGGATCTCCGCTTGAGAACCATTCGCCTATGATCTGTTGTACGTGCATTATGTATTCAAGATCGGCCTTCTCGTCGTTAGGCCAATACTTATCTCCGAACAACTTCTCCAAGTTGTATTTATCGAAGAGGCTGACATTAGTAAATGGTGATTCACCACTTCTGAATGGTTTGTTCATTGAGTGGACGAATCCCTGGAACAGGTTAACTATCTCTTTATCTGACAATGATTCCTGTTTGGCGAAGTACGCTAGGTTGATTAACATATCCGATGGTACGGTAGCACCAGCAAATTCTTGAGACATCTTATGGGTACATTCCTTGACTTGCTCCATGAAACTCTTTGCTGTCTTCGGTGGTAAATCGTGTAATTGCCCATATGGATTACCGGATTGCATGATCATGTCCGTAGAGAATGCCCAACAATATGGTACCTGGATCTTAATGCCTGACGGATCATGGAATTTCACATCGCCCGACCAGATACTATACATCAATTCCGTTGCAGTAGCCTCACCATACATCTTCTTTGCATATCTCCACAACAGATAATACCCTTCAGCCTTCATGACTCCCTTTGCTATTTCCGATGCGTATACAGCTGGTGATTTGTATTCGTTGGAATTTGCATTGGCATCGACAGTCATATCAGATATGTTCGACCGGAAGAAGCTGTGTGACATAGCACCTATGTCCATCTTGTCTCTAGATATTCCCTCTAGAGATAATAGTTGTTTACCTGCTGGTGTGGCCTCAAATGCGTCATACGCTCTGTCAAACCCTGGTTCAAATGTGAGAGTTATATCCATTTACCGTCATCCCCCTTGACATAATACTTCTGATTGCTAGACGCTAAAGGTCCCTCCTTTTTTCTTAACTTATCAATATATGCGCCTGTTTTGATTACATCGCACACATTTTTCACTTTATTTGGTATTTGACTTATGGTACTACCTGTATATAGCCACACCTTTTTATTGGTATCCTTTGCCGCTTGAGCTATTTCTATCAACGCATCTACTTGTTCCATAGGCTCTCCACCTGTTAATACCACGCACGTCGCGACCTCATTCCTGAACATGTCTGCTATGACGAAATTGACATCGACCTCAGTGCCACTATCCTTTGGTTGTAATGATTCGTTATGGCACCCAGTACATCCTCTACTACATCCAGCAAAGAAAATTGTGTGGGCCACATTATCTGGCCCACCATTTATCATATCACAATCGTCTATACCACCTATGCGCATTTATATACCCCCATACACATTACATAGATTCACTATTGACTTTGCCATAGATTCAGATGTACTCGCGTGTCTCACTATAATATTATAGTTGAGGAAACCACGCAGGGCCAACTCTACTATCCTATGCGTATCGGTGTAGTAGTCGTTCAACCTATGTAATATTATATCGATACTATCATCTGCCCGTCCACGATCCGATAGTCGTGATATCGACACGTCGCTGTTGACAACTAAACAAAATATATCACATTTTCCTACCCAATGCGACAACAGTATCGCCTGTTCTATCGTCCTCGGAAATCCGTCCAGCACGAAACCATTAGGCGAGTGATTATCAATGGCACTTTTTATTTGCCGTCGCATTGCAGATTCGTCAGCCATCCGACCGATCGGGGTATTCAGTGATCTTGAGATATCTCCCGACGATATATATGATAGGCCGCACTCATTTGCTATTATTTTGCCAACGGTGCTCTTCCCGGAACCGGGAGGACCAACCAATACTATCTTCATCATTTTATCTTCTCCTCCAGTATGCATATCGCTCCGCCAACCGTTACCCCGTATTTGATGACTACGCACTCATCCTCGATGTCTCTGACGAATAGGTAGTTATCATCTTCCTCTTTCAATAACTCCATTCGGTTTATAATGCCATCGAACATAACGTTTGCTATCTCTTTGACACATTCCTTCTGTGTGTCCGACTCATTGAATAATCTCTGACTGTTTCTGAGGTATTTGATCAGGCCACACACTGATATCTGCGATCTGGGCATATATATCCTCCTATACTAATTGAATTCTCGCATTATTATCGTGAGCATAGGCATTATATATTTGGTCGTCCTTACGACCGCGATTCTTGTCTAGATAGATCAATAGGTTGCCCTTCTGTAGTCCGACGGCTTGTATCTGCTCATCCGTCTTCTGTTGCATAGTTATAAACACGTCTGAGTCCTGTGCTATTTCATAGCCGCCATATACATCCTCTGCTTGTGCCAAATCTTTGTTCTTCCCCTGCTTGCCTAATTGCGCAACATTTAATACCCCGATGTTTAACTCACCAGCCATCTCTTTCATGGTCTTCGATATTACACCTAATTCCTGGTACCTCTTTTCCGTCCTGCGCCCGGAGTACATTAATTGGATGTAATCGAATGCCACTACTCTCACTCCTTCAGATAGGACATATTTTCTAGTAATAGCCACTGCTTCCTCTATTGATCTCCCCTGTTCACATATGAATAGCGGCGATTGCCTTACTTTCAGCGCCCATTGTTGTAACATGTCATGTTGATCGGCCGTTAATGTACCGTCCATCATGGCATCCTGTGAGATACCACTTAATATTGCAAGATTTCTTAATGTCAATTCTTCGGCCGCCATCTCATACGAGAACCACAACAAAGGTGCCTGTTCTACTACCGCTATATTGGTACACATCTCAGCTAGTAATTTTGATTTGCCGACACCTTGGTTAGCCGATATAGTGTGTAGTCTCTTTGGTTGTATTCCTCGTAATTGTTGAGATAATGCATTCAACCTGTCACCAATATGAATACCTACCATCTTGTCTGGATTCATCATCCGGTCCTGAATTATGCTCATCGCCATGTCAATTTGTCTGCCGGAATCGGCAACCTTATCATTGCCACTATTAACTATGATATTTGTTACCCTAGAATTAAACATTTCTATCGCCTGAGACGAATCGACATTGAGGTCATTCATTGAGCACCTCAATTCCTGAGCCAACATTGTTATCTTGCGTCTCATTGCCTTGTCCTCGACGTCATGTATGTGCCAATCGATGTTAGTGCCTAATATCTGTCCGATCTCTCGAATATATTCACCATTTTCGAGATGCCCAGCTATACCGCAGTTATTGGCTGTACCGATGACTGTCTCTATGCTGATATCTACTCCGCGCTTATTGCACATATCTAGAAGCACCTGATATATCATCCTATGCTTTGCTAGATAGAAATCATCCACCTTTATCCTCTCTGCGACCTCTATTAGTCTATCCTTATTTCTAATACACTCGCTGAGAATGATCTTTTCTCCGTCTACCGAATATAGCTGGAATTTGTTATCCCCGTTAGATTTGAAGAAATCTTCAACATAGGTCATATCCAAGTTGAGTCGTGTAGCGATATCAGATATTGCCAATTTTCTCTCAATCTGGTCCGCATTGTTCACGAATGTCTGTACCTCTCTTAGTACATCCATCCTCTCCGTCATTGTGGTAGTAGGCTTGTCTCTGAACACCTTGTCTATCACATATTGGATAGCATATACGGAATTATCTAATACCTCCTGCATCCTGGTGCGACCGAATGCGTTGAGAAATTCATCTGGATCGTATCCATGTATGTTTGCCACCCTGATTCTGATATCAGGTCTATTAGGCCCAAGATATTTATTGACTATCAGCGATGTGGCATTTATTCCTGCGTCATCACCATCCAACAACAGGATGACTTCCTTGATCTTGAATGCTTGTAATAATTTGATTGTCTCATCGTTGAATATCGTGCCCTTTAATCCTGCAGTGTTCTTAAACCCATGTTGGTGCATCTTGGCTACGTCGCCCTGTCCCTCGACGAGTATCAACTTGCCACCATTCTCTCGTACATATTTCCTGGCGATGTGGAATCCGTATATAGTATATTCATACAATGGCGAGTATTTAGATGTACCAATATACTTAGGGTCTTTCTCGTTCTTCCTTGTGAATGGTCTACCATATATCCGTACTGGCCTACCATATGGGTCGAAATCCGGGAACACTAGCGCATCGAAGAATATGTCATTTCGGTCCAATTCTAGCGATTTGAAGTCAGGCGATGTCGGAGAAGGACACGACGAATACCCGATTCTAAACTCCTTGATTATGTCATCGGTAAATCCGCGACCATGGAGATATTCTAGTTTTGATCTCGATATCTGATTTGACTCACTGAACAGACTATATTGGGCCGCCATCACGACTGAGTCCATGACACCGACCAGCCGTTCCCTTTCCTTCTCTTCTGGTGTCATATCTTGTAGGTACGGAGTCATGTCCATCCCGGATATCTCTGCATATTTGTGTATCGACTCGATGAATGACATGTTATATAACTTCATCAGGAAACCGAACTCATCGTCGCCATCGTGGCAACCGAAGCAATAATACAACCCCTTAGATGGAGTTACCATTAGCGATGGTGTGTTCTCCTTGTGGAAGCAACATGACACTTTATATAGATCATTATTTACCTTCTCAAGTGGTAGTCCACACGATTGCATCAATTCCACTAGTGGTTTATCTGTCCTCAGCGCTGATTTCACTTGTTCTAGGTCTCGGAATTTACGCATTAAAATGCCTCCTAGCCAAATTTTCTAGACGAGCATTCTCTTTCCGTTGCTCCCATCGTGCCATTATAGATATTTTCTCTATCATACCCATATTGCTATCGCTCTGTTTGATTATGGGGTTAACCGCTTTGTTATCTAATTCGGACATACGCCTCATGTGTGCTTGCTTCTCCGACCATTCTCTCTGACATATTGCATACACATACGGTATCGTATATACACCAGCCTCTTTTGCTATCTTGACCGCCCTCGGTAGTTGCGATGCCATACCGTCACTACATTTCGACAATTCTATCATTTGTAGCAACGCATCATAATTGTAATCTCCACATAATAGGCTGTTCTGCAAATATTCAAATACGGTGCCGAACATGGTATCTAATATGTTCGGTGGATTGCTACTGCGTTTATTCGTAATTCTTCTGAGCGCCGGATAGTGATATGTGAAATCTGCATACCTATCTAGCTTGTCAGGCTTCGCCTTAGATATCATGTCCTCCATCATCTTTAATATCGGGTTTGGGTAATATGTTAGTATAGCCTGTTCCATGTGTATGGCCTCATTGGTTGATATATCTGCCCTCTCAGGCCATTTGCTATATAGTAACCTCGCTATCTTCCTGGCGTCCCCAGATAGATACATCAGTCCTTCACCTCGAACAGTTTGATGCCAGCAGATTTGATGATCTGTATAGCCATTTCGGACGGTGTTACATCATTACTACTGTGTATCAGTTTAGTGTCGATGATAGCCTTATCTGCATATTCATCATAGTATTTATTATTAATATCGAGTATGTTTCTTAATGACTGTTTTTCCAATGGGTTCTGATTAACTCTCGTTCTGTGCCTGATTTGCAATGTCTCCGGGTGTGCAACCAGCACGAATTGGATCGCGCCATACATCGATGCCAGTTTCTCGAATACTGATAGGCCACCAGATTCATATGACTCAGGGAACATCAGCTTCTCGGTTGTGACGAATCTATCGAATATTAAGGTTCTGTCCGAGTCGTGGTTGTGAAAGTGTTCCATGATCTTCAGTACCGACGCGTATTGTTTGTGCATCATGTTACCACGCTCCGCCATCGACATACCAGTGTCCGTCGGCAATCCGGATAGCTTAATCAGAGTATGATATGATATCATGTCCTGTAATGCACGTACTACCGATGTCTTTCCAACCAATTCTCCACCCTCAATAATAACGATAGGCATATCATTCTACCCCCTATTTATTATGAATCTTGGTTCTGTTTGGTACATTCGTAACCTACAATTGAAATGATCTTCTAAATACCTACATTTATCATGATATTCTCTGACTATTGGTAATGGCTTGTCATATAATCTCAACGTTCGACCAACACGCTGTAATGCTCGTACAGATGATTTACCACGACCAGCCAATAATATACTATCAAGTGGTTTGATATCTAGCCCCTCATCAGCAATTGTCGTGGCAATTAGACACTTTAGGTTTCTGTTACGCATCTCGCGGATGGCATCACCACGTACCGTACTGGAATCATTTCCCTGTAGGAACTCGTGTGGTATACCCTCTCTCTTTAGCATCGCCGATAGGATTTGACCATGCTTAATCTGCTTTACTAGTATCATACTGATCCTGTGCTGATTATATAGGTCTACGGCGTCCTGTACTACTATCTCATTATTTGCCTCGTTTTCTACCACCCATTGCTTGTATATCTGGTCATATGTACCGTGCACTGGTGCGCCTGTTACTGTTCTGACATTGATGGTAGGTTGCATCAAGTAGTTCATGTCAATCAGTTCGCTTGCCGACATCCTGAACACTTGGTGTCCATATGCGGCTTCTAGCATTATGTCCGCGCCATCATCTCTCCATGGCGAAGCCGAAAAACCAACATAGTGTTCCGCGTTACGAACAAGCGATGCGACTTCAAAAGCCGAATCACTCGCGACACGATGCACCTCGTCTTGGATGAGCAACCCGACACTATCAATGAACCTTCGTAAAACTTGTTCTTTCCCATTGATATCCGTGTCGTCATTCTCGTCCTCTTCGGAATACGAGTCCTTTTTATAATGAGTGCCCAAGATACGTGCCACTGTTTGGATCGTTCCGACAGTGATATCCCTGACATCTAGCACACCATCTCCTATCTGTCCGCAATCGTAATTCATGAATTCACTATATGCTTCTCTGGCCTGTCTAAGTAAATCCTTGGTATGCACTAGGAATAGTGTTGGTGTGTTTAGTTGTGCAGTGATTATACAGGCCACTGGCGTCTTACCTCCGCCAGTGGCTATCCGAACTATCGACCTTTTAGCGTCTATTGCGGCCTGTGCCGCACTGAATTGATACCAGCGCGGTTCGAGTATACTCGACATATCCAGAGGACTACCATGCACCGATCTCGTTGAGTTATCCTCTACGATCGTCTCATACCCCAAGCATAGCAACTTCGACTGAATCCTGTGCAATAATCCTACCGGGAATGTGTTATACCTAGATTTATAGAGGCGTTTATATCCGTCCCAACGTCTCTTCTTAAATAGAGCACTATGTTCCGCCCCTTGAACTCTAAAAGAGCATTCATCACTCAATATCTGTTTGATTGAGTCCGATATCGGTGACTTGATTCTTGCTGTTGTGTTATCGATTGATATGGTAATGAAATCCATTCTACCATCTGCTCCTATCCTGATTGGATGCATTCCTAGCCTGACCTACACTCTGCGCGTGCCCTTCCTTCACCTTTATTTCTCTGACAGTGATCATTCTAGATGATGTTTTGATCTTTACGTCCACTGCCTTAAGGATCCTCTCAAGTGCATCGCGCTTATCCATCATCAGTGTTTTGGCCTCTTTGCTGTTTTCACCAGTGATACTTCTTGTGTAGTGTACCGCGTAGTTATACAGTTCTGTCAGATAGGAATAATAATTCGTATATCTACGCAACTTCTCATCTAGGGTATTTAGGGCATCCAATCCCTCTGGCTGTTTCTCTACCTCTTCGGTGTAGTATTTGGCTAGTTGGTCCAGCATGTCCGAGAAGCCGATATACATTAAACTGGTCACTGTTACAGGCAATTTATCTTGTTCCATTTCGCACCTCCATCTTTATTCGTTCCTTTACGTCCTTGGCAACCTTATCGCAATATTCGTTCTCAGGGACTCCAGTATGACCGTCGACATGTGCCCATTCGATCTTTATACCATGGTGTCTCCATATGTGCGCCACCAATGAATCGAGTTTCATGAACATCCTGGCATTTGGTCGTAACCCGTCTTCGCCCTTACCGACCCATCCTTTAGACTTCCATTTATGTATCCATCCGTCATTGAAGGCGCCAATGATATAATATGAGTCTGACACTACTAGAATCGATTCCACGGCACATCTGTTCATGCCTATGTATGCCATCAACATCTCGATCCCACCGATTACGGCCTGTAGTTCCATTGCGTTGTTCGATGTTATTGGTTCACCTCCATATGAATTACATACTACTACGCCATCTTCCTTAAGGAGTGCGCACCAGCCACCGGGACCTAGACTATTTCCACATGACGAGCCATCTCCCCAAATTTCAAAATTCACGCCGTTTCACCTCTTCTATTTGTGTATTCCATAGAACGTTTTATGCGCTAAATCGACGCAATTATCACGATAGAATCTTACAAAGTCATTGAGGTGCATGATAACCCAACCGCTACCATCTGCTTCATCCTCGAATCCGAATCTCCAGAATATAGTGTATAATTTAGATTGTCTAATGCCACGGAATCGTCGATCCATTATATATGACTTCTTTATTATGTAGTTCTTGTGATTTTTGGATTTACGTTTTAGCATGATATCATCATAATGCGGATTAATATATTCACATTGTTGTTCGAAGATATGAAGTAATCTCTCCGGCATCGCTATAAATTTATGTATCTCACCGAATAGGGTGAATGCCAATATTGGCATCTTGTTACTCTCTTCTGACCTAGTGAGTAATTTCTGTAGCCATTCGATCTTGATTGTGTATTCCTTATCGTTAGGATCGTCTGGTGTCATTGTCTTGCATTCACATAACCAATATCCGGAATTTTTGTCTTCCGTGTCCCTAACATCACACCAACCGAATACACTACTTACTCCAGACATAGGCACCCGGAACCAACCAAGTGCCTTTGCTATTGCTATTTCGAACGCTTTCCCACGTTCTTTATTGTTCTTATTCCTCTGAGCCTGTGGAGTCTTCGGACGCGATAAATGTGCCATCTTTCTTCGCCTCACTTACAACTTCATTAAGCATATCATGGATATCTTCAAATAGTGCTTTGTCGTTGTTAATCTCCGCAAACATTAATGCTTTACCCTGCCACTTCTTATCCCACTTCTCGGTCTTGAAGTAATACATAGAACTAGCCTGGTCTATTACCCCCCAAGCGATAGCCATCTCGATTATGCCGACTCTACTGTCTAGGCCTTTATAATAGTGAAGTGGGATTGACGCGGCCTTAAACGGAGGCGCATACTTATTCTTAACAACCTTGACCTTTAGATTGTGTCCAACCTGTAGTTTCCCCTCTTTGATTGGTTCACCTCTGCGTGCCTCGATACGTAAGGATGCGTAGAATTTCAGTGCTCTGCCTCCGGTAGTATACTCAGGACTACCATACATGACACCTGGCTTCTCGCGTACTTGGTTGATGAAAATGACTGAAGTACGAGATTTTCTAGCTGATGTAGCTAGGATTGGGATCAATTCGGACATCATATTCGCTAATGCAGCACGTTGAGACCCATCATCAAGCTTCTTGCCTAATAGGATTTTTGGTGTGAGGGCGGCAACGGAATCGACTACTATAACATCAAAGAGTTCCGATTCGACCATATTTTTAATTATATGCATCGCCTGCTCACCGTAGTCCGGTTGATGAAACGATAATTCCTTGATGTTGACTCCGATAAGTTCTGCCAAAGATAGGTTTAGTGCATGTTCTGCGTCCTCAAAATGACAGACTCCACCTAATTCCTGGGCCTTCGCAATAATATGTAGCGCAACAGTAGTTTTCCCGGCTCCTTCTCCACCATAGATCTCGATGATACAGCCGCGTGGTATTCCACCAACTCCGATAGCTTCATTCAGTCCGTGAATATCTGTTTTAATGATCATAGAATCGTCAATTGGTGGTGTGTCTCCTAGCATCATGACATTTGTGGTGAATTCCTTATTCGTCTTCTTCAAGAACTTATCTAGTTCTACCTTTCTCTTGTCATCCACTTTAACGCATCTCCTTCATAGATATCAAGCCGCAACCATTTCGATTGCGGCCCGATTCGAACCTATTTGTTTATTATTTGCCGATCGCCTTAGCAAGTAGGGCATCGAGTTGTGCGTCTGTGTACGCCCGTAGGTCGAAGCTCGGATTAGGATTGGTTACTTCCCTCATGACCTCTACAACCCGTTGATAATTCTTGAATTCAGGGTTCTCGCGGATCACTTTATCGATCGCGGCTAGCTTCTCTTCACGCGATTGTGCATTGTTGGTTGGCGGAGTCGGTGGCGTCGGCAATGATTGCTCTGGTGCTGGTGAGGCCGTCGTTGGCGTCGTCGGCGTAGTTGTCTGTGCTGGCTGAGTCGGCGTTACAGGTGGCGTCACGGTCGTCGGCTGGACCGTCGATTGCACAGGTGTCTGGGCAGGTGGCTGAGATACAACTGCTGTGCCTCCAGATATCAACTGATTCTGGATTGTTTGGCACATCCCCTTTAGATCCGCCATACGTGCATTATTTGCCGCCCATGTAATCCATCCGGTGTCAATAGTAAACACTTCATGTAGCGTTTTCCCCTTATGCTTACTGAACGGCAACTTGAATGCCAATGCCTCTTCGAGAGTGTAGATCTTCGGCGTGGTGATCGCGTCGAAATCGATACCGATATCGGCCAGTTCACGGCGAATTTGATCTTCCGGTGTCGGCTGGAACTCAGGTAAGTTATACAAATCCCACGGAATAGCTTCTTCGCTGCAGCCAGCTGGCAACCCCGGTTGACTACCCATTACTGGAGCGGCGAACCAGTTGGTCTCGCGGCCTGTCCCGACCTTACTAATCATCACGTCGTATCCTGATAGATGACCTGAAGTAAAGTGAAGTGCCTCAAGCTGATCCTTTAATTTGTTGCCGAAAGCGAATTTTTTCACCGCCCCATCGTCATATGACCACACATTGATCACATTCCGGAACGATACTGGTGCATTGGCGCGGTTGTTGTCGAATTTGCAATTACCGGGACACACATACGATCTCATTGTTTCCGTTTCGTCCGCATTCACTTTAGTGATTTTGTGTTGAGGCACACTCAACGGCTGTTGATCGCCGAACAATAGGACGCGTACACGTCTAGGTGCGCCAACTTGTACTACCAGATAATCGTTGCTACCTTCTGATTGATTTTGTTGATATGGATTTGTTCCCCAAGCCATAATATTCCTCCTTAAATTTCGGACGGACTGATGCCGTCAAGATCGGGAGTCTTCTGAACTCCGTATATAATATCGATCTGCTTCTCTTGTCTGCTAAACAGAATATCTTTAGAAAAAGTGAGACTCACCGTTAGCGTCAGGTGAGTCTCGAAGGATGGGAGAGTAATGAAAATATGTGGGTTAGGATTTGCACCTAACATGAGATATCTGCGTGTTAGTCGGCACTCATAACGAGGATATATGGTTTCATGATTTTCACGCAGTTTATTGGCTGTCCTACCTTCCGGCTATTTACCCGACTTGTCTTACAGCGTAGGCTCGTGCATCAGCCATCCCTTAACCATTATTCGGCGTTTACCTATTCCGCCACCACATATCTACCATTACGGTAATTCTACCTTATATTGACGGAGATCAACGATCTCGCTATGTTTGGGTCCAGTACCAATCATAGTTACTGGCACGCCGCTTTCGTCTTCGACTTTTTTAATGAAGTGTTTTGTTTCCTGAGATAACAAGTTGTAGTCGGTGACACCATAATCGCGGTAATTGATATAATTCACGAAATTCATTGCGATCTGTGTCGGCCTGTTGATCATTACCATATATTGTAATCGATCGAAGTCGAATTCGAAAATTCTGCGTACCTTCTGAGTGACAGTAGTCCTCTCCAATAATGGTTTCGGTGAGCCTGACATCGCAGTAATTTCACCCCATGTGAGTTCTTTGCCACCCATCGGACCGGACCATCCGATCTGTTCGCCACGTTCATTGAATTGATTGCCGACGCGGATTGGATGACACCTCATTACGGCAATTACGTGATCGATAGCCTGAATTGGAACGCCGCAATCTGCTACAACCTGACCAACATGTGTCTGTCGAGATGTCGTGTACGGATATGCCATTCCGTAATTGATATCGAGGTCAAAACCCTGTGACCCCTCGATCATTACCATGTGATTTTGTTCGATATGGTTATTGATCTCATACTCAGTATCAGACAAATACAGACGCAATGATTCGACATCGCGTGCAAGCATTACATTTCCCCCACGCATGATTTTGTCGGCTTGTGCCGCACCGCAGCCCTTTTGAGTCGAAGAAATATGACCAAGTGCTTCCGCTTCGATTTTCTTGTGTTTATCATTGATAATCATAGCACGAGGGTGAATATGTAGCCTGTGACCGCACAAGAATTCACTGAGTTCGCGCTCAAGAATACTCAGTGTAATACCAGCGCCTGGACCGATGAACAATTCTGTACGTCCATTCACTACTGCCTGTGGGATTTGCTGTACCATAAATGGTTTTCCTTCATCGCTCACCCATGTATGACCAGCATTGGTATAGAAGTTACAGATGGCGGCATCATAGTTATCCTTGATCGCCATATATCCGACAAATTTGCCTTTGCCCTCGGACCCTGCCTGACCACCAAATAATACATTAGTTGACAATGGAACAACCTCCAATATTCTGAATTTCCTGCGATTATTATATCGTCTGTTATGCTTCGTTTGCTAAATTCGCGATCTTGCGCTTGTTCAGTGACGGTTTAGTAAAGGACACATTGGCACAATTATCGATCATAGTCATAATAATTTTCTGTCCCTTTACCTCCGGATGTTTCTCCAGTTTGGTTTTTTCCAATTTGAGACAGTCATTTAATACATGTTCCAACTCGAACGCCGACATTATTTCCCTTACTGCATTAACTGGATATTCCTTACGGCGTTGTTGGCTGAAGTAGAACTCAGAATCTCCAACCACCAGAGTATTCTTGCGGTCGGCTATCATGAGATTCTTGATCGCCACTTCTATTTCTCCTAGCTTCCCTTCTATAGCCTTCTTCTGATATGTAAGTATTTCTTTTTCTTCCCACAGTGCTAATGCATCGTTTTCGTCAACGATAGCCGTCTTCATGATAAGTGCCTGTTTATATGTATTACAATCTCCACGTAGATCGCAATATCTACAATACTCATTTAACTTCTCTTTGAATTCCTTATCGTATAACATCTGTTGCCATACGTTCTCAATAAATTTGATAGTATCTTTTCTCTGTTGGTCAGTTCTCGTCGATCTGAATTCGCCATGTAACGGCTGGTCTAAGATTAATATGACGTTCTTTGCCCATGGATATAGCTGTCTTGCCACTATATCATATATGCTCATTTGTAGATGGTTTTCTACTTCATCATGGCTAAATGGTTGTATGTTTGTTTTATAGTCCCTAATAATAATAGTATCCTCATTGAGTTTATTAACTCGGTCGATGAATCCCAATATTGGCACATTACCGACATACATTGGCGTCCCCGTGTCCGTCTTCACATCGTATCCGAATTGCACCTCCACCCCGATGATCTCCCCTGCAAATGGTTCGTCTCTAGATAAGTATGCATCGATGATCTCGATACCTCTATTATAGAAATCGAAATCAGTCAGCTTATATTCCTGCCAGTATGCATCAAATAGCTTTCGAGCATCCTCGAAATTCTGCTTGGCTGGTTCGTTCGCTAGATGTTCAAAAACCTCATGGATGATACGACCAAACATTGTGAATACAGTATCTGTTCTTGGTGCGTTGTTTATATAGGTATTTGCCCATTGTCTCGGACACTGGAGATACGCCCCCAATCCGGAAGATGAAGTACGGTCAAGTTTGTTTGGTTCAATGATATCACCGTCTTTGATTGCGTCCTCTATTGTCTTATTACTCAATATAATCCCTCCATATATAATAAAATGCCCTACGAGTGTTATATCGTAGGGCATTTCTTGGACGCTAAACTGAGATGTTGTATTGTTCTACATCTTATATCTTGATCCCATCTTTGGGCGTCAGTTTCTTCTCTATCATAGTTATCTTACCGTCGGTGATGGCCATGCCGAGTACCTTATCATTCTTCTCAAGTATATATAATATCTTTCCATTAGTGACGTCTATATACTTGTGCATAGAGCCGATCGGCAACTCCTGTGTAGACTCTAATTTCATAAATGGTCTAGGCTTATCCACACTGGTCATCCCGACGGTGTGTTCCGGTGTATTAGCCATCGCTATCGACATTGTACATACGATCATGATCGCGATTAGGAAATTTATGGTGGCTCTGAACATAAATATCATCCCCTATTATTCCGAATATACCATATGAGGTGCAAGATGAGCATTATAGATATAATATAAAATACTACCGGATCGATCGTCGGTATAAAGAATTTTACCTTCTGCACGCGCAATAGCGTATGACATTTCTCAAGTACTAAACATTAGACTATTTCATTGATTTTAATTCCAATATTACGAATAGTATAGTGACGAACGATACGATATACAGCATACTATCAAATATCATGGGGTTGATAGCAATATCGAACATAATAGACCTCCTACGATTATCATGAACAGTATGATTGGAACATTCTTTCCAAATTTTGTGTATATCTCGTCTGCCCGTCTGCTATCTTCATCGCTCCAACTACTAAATAACAATTTCATATAATGAAATCTCATACCGCATCAACCGCCTTCATAGATGATTCACTATTGTATCCGAACGTACCGTTGTCATATCCGATATGCCAATACCAAATGGCACCTCTCCTGTGGTAGTTACCAAGTATAGTACCAGCACCATATTTATAATGCATTATCCGATCTCCAACCTTGAACCTATCACTCTTCAGTCCCTTGATAATCCACCAACCATCAATCGAACAGCCCGGATATAATTCGACTATCTTATCCCGTATTGCTCTATTTATTTCGTCTTCTGCGATATTATCCGGTAATTCGATTTTCAATCGGTAGCTTACATTCATCTTGGTGATCGCGTCTATGTGGTATAAAATGTTATAACCCACCACAAATTCACTCATATCTATGCCTCCCATATACAATCTCTTAATGGTTTGTCGATATCGCGAAATCGTTTAAACCTCGGCAGGTAATACGCATCCAGTGTACCTTCTGGGAAATACGTGATCTCAATTGGTAATCCTATATACATTCCCTTATCTCCAGATATCTCAGCACGTAATTCGTCACTTATGCCAGATGACACCTTACCAACATATGTTAGTTCCATACTTTCAATATCTGGGAATGTTTTGAATACATCTTGTAGATCATAATATTTAGTATGTCGTAATTGCTCGGCGGTAGCCGTTCCGGTCGGTATGTATTGTGCCACGATTAGACTACCAATCCAGCCATTCGTGAAATACCTATTGACAGCCATAACCGGGCCATTTTTGTCTACGAGTTTGCGTCCGTTTTTCATCACCTGGGTGAATTGGTCCGGTTCCGTATAGCCGACAATTATAACATCCGCGTCCTTCTCGGCCTTGATTTTATACCATGTGTTTTCACGCTTCTTACCAGGGATGTAGAGTGAGGATAGATTCTTTAGTACAATACCCTCGCGACCGTTCGCTAATTCTGTATCGAGCAATTGTTTCTTCGCGTCTGCGCCATAGACCATTGGTAGTAGTATAACGTATTCACTATCGATGGTCTTCATTATGAATTCCGCCATTTCGTATCGGAATTGTAGGTCGGAATTGATCATCAGATTATTCCTGAACTGTGGGCAATCAAACACAATAAATGTAAGACCGCCACGCTCAGTTTGTAATCTCAATGCTCTCGCCACATCACTACCAAGCACATTGCTGGTTTTGTTGTAACTCTCATATCCATCGTCTTCTATGAATGCCACTTCACCGTCGATTATAAAGCTCAGTTCGGTGCTACACTCTAGAGCCTGTACTATATGCGGTAATAGATCGGTATATTCGGTACGTTCACCGTCATTTCTGCCAGCACCGCGACCATATAACCTGACTATGCCCTCGGTCTTCTCGGCTATTAACCGAAAACCGTTAATCTTGCGCTGTCCAACATATCGATCGTCGGACATGAGCTGTGGGATTTTATTTTCCTTAGCTGGCTTTGCTCCCATTGCATCAATAGGCATTGTTGCTACCTCCTATAATATGTATATTTTTACCATTTGTCTACCAAACTTAAGTGCCTCTTCGTGAGTATTCATGAACTTATCTATACGATTTCCTTTGATCGCCCCTCCAACGTCTGCCGCAACCATCACCCCATGTCCGTTGGCGTATATCTTACTCCCTAACCTAAGTACATTCGGGTCGACCGCCACCATACCAACCTCGGCTCTAACTCCGGTAGCAGTTATACCATCTGTCTTACCGCAACAGACCTCACATGGGCAATACGCGGTCATCTCGACAGTAATCGTGCGTATCTCACCACGTGAGGCCATTTGTTCGATCCGTTCTCTATATGTAGGTTCTTTTATTTCTTCGTATATATGCGGCTCGGTGATGTTATTTGCGACCTCAGGATTACAAGATAATAGTGATATTATAATCGCTACTCCTGCTGTACCTCTGAGGAATCTTCGCATCCGTCAACCTCCTTGACCATCTCCATATGATTTAGTGGCATTGCCTTCAATTTCCATTTGTGTTTGCGATTCTGTTCCGACAATTGTATTACTAAGTAACATGATGGGCATTGGGCTGTGATGATATCACCAAATTGATCGGATTTCACTACTCTTTTCAGACTCATTGGTTCGCCACATGATAGACAACATAGATTACGCAATTCCGCATCCCGGATATCGGCCCATGCCACTATTGGCTCTGATAAATACTCGTCCGACTGTATCCTGTGGTTATTTGTTTTACAATCCACACACTTGACCTTCGATGCTGTGGCAAATTTCGTTACTTCAACACTTTTGCCACATACGACGCACGGACATGTCTTGGTTTCGTCGTATCCTGTAGTCATTTTTAGTTAATCCTCCTATCAATAACTGATTGAATCTCCTCGGTATAATGTTCACACCACGACTTCCTGAGTCTTTTCAAGTACTGTGATACACAGGCAGTAGATACTCCCCATTCATCGGCTATTTCGCGCTGATATGATACCGAATTATCTCTGTCTACGCCATTATTTATAGTATCGAATAGCTGTAACACTCGTCCACTTAATTTGGCTCGAAACTCCTGTATAGACATTCCATCCATTACCATTTCTTCCACCAATTGCTCAGTTCTGGTGGCGAATACATTATCATCCTTAACCTCAGAACCAGTGATCTGTACTACATCTACGCGATGGCTATGACACTTGGGGCATACCCATTCCGTAAACTTCTTAATTACCACATCATGCTTCTTAAGGGTTTTTGTCGGTCTGCATGTGTGACCACAATCCAGACATGTCTGTTTCGTATTACCGAATACCTGTTGTCTGAAGTATGAGCGCACTTTCCAAATTCCTTTATTGATTAGATAGATTATTGGATTGCCGATGCTCATATCTACTTCTGATATGGCGTGTGCGACGCCTATCATGAATTCCTGTGAGACGTCATCATTCTCGGCGAGTCTATTCTTATTCATATATCGCGCAATAGCACGTGGCATGTGATAGCACCGTATCATGACGAGTAGATCATTAGTGGCTCGTTCGTCGCCTAATTTAGCTAATTTCAACAGACGTAGGCAATTTATTTCAACATCAACATTAATAGCCATAATCTCATCTCCCACGGGCGGCATTATCTTAGCCGCCCATCCTTCATACTTTATTAGCCAACTATTTCTGTTTTGGTGGCTACTGTACGTTTTTCTTTCAATCGGTCATTACGGCGCGCTTTAGTAAATGCCTGTTGACATGACTTGCAACGAGTCACCTGGAATGCATCCTGTACCTTAATAATTCTCTCGGCTCCACAGTCCTTGCAATTGATTGCTGTAGTCTTGCCGTGTAGAACCGTCCCATCTCCGGTGGTGGTCATTGTAGTCTTTGGTTTCTGCTTTGGAATTACATCAGTGTCACCTATAGAGGCCTGTTTAGTGGTCTTCGCTGGTTTTTCCTTTTTGATGGTGTCGGTGGCCTGTGCTACTGTTTTCTGTTGGTCGGTGGTAATTTCGTCTTGTGGTACCACCAGAGACTTCTTGATTTTTGCCCCGCAGGTATCACATCTGAGAAAACCACGTACTCCTTCAACTAGATTACCAGTACATCCAGCGAGTATACACTTATGATTCGATTCCATCTAGTAGACCTCCTTTATTATCTGCGAGTGGCCTCGTCAGCGTGGACACTATCCACGGACCGGACTCAGTGTCCGGTTTCGGCCTACTGACTTCCTTGATCTGCTTTCCTACTTCCGATATCCTTATCAGAGGGATAGCTTTTTTTCGACTTACGTCTGGGTATCGTGCTTGTATATCTCATCAGCTAAACACCCAATAATCTCGTTCAATCGGTCAATTTGCTGAGTGGTAAGTAAGTCTTCGATACCCATCATTCCGCTCAAACTTCGTACGATCGCAACCGATTTCTTAAATATCCGTTTCCCCCGGAGTCCTTCGATATCTATTTCCCAATCGATTGTTGTACCTGTTCTCAATGCTTCCATAAAAGATGTTGCTTCATTAAATTTCTTATCTCTAGTTAGTGCCTTGAGAATGCGTACGGACTGTATGTATATTTCTACCCGTGCCCTCTCCGCGAGACGTGATTCTATGGATTGTGATTCGTTCATCGTACACCTCCTTCTTCGATCAGTCCTGCCATCCGCCCTACAATATTCGCGGTGGGTTGGATGCCTCGTTCTGAGGCGGCTTTGCGTATCGTCCGTGGTCTGCGATTGCGCCGCTGTACGCTTACTTAACGTACTTGCCTATTTCTACTGTTAGTAGATCGAATTCAGCCAATTCCTCTTTTGTGAATGCGTCACGGTTGTTATCGTGTATTGCTATCTTGATGGCCTGTATCAGTAGTTTGCGCTGTGTGACATTCAGTTTCATGTTTAATCTCCTCTCATATTTCAGATACTCGATATATCTCGTGTATTTGTTCTTATAGATTGCAAATACGTAACGGGCTTGCTTAGCAGATGTGACGACTATACCAGACCTCATTACGTTGGCTATGTGTTGTGCGTACGTTATCTGGTTGTATTCAAGATCGTAAGTACGGTAGTACACGTACATCCTCCAATCCACCCTCTGTGTTCATAATCTCCACAAGCTGGTCGGCGGTGTGTTCTCTGATGTAGACTGTTTCGCGTGTGTAGGGACCACAGTCGCATCTAGTTCCGACGTAATGTCCACTCCCTGAGTGCATTGATTCGAATTTGAATTCGTGACCACATTCATCACATGTTCTCGATGCCCCTAAGGCAATCGTCTCTTTTGGAAAGGCCATGTTACTAACCTCCTATACTCTCTGACATTGGACTCGTCAGCGTGGACACTATCCACGTACGTGGACCGGACACGGCCCACGTTTCGTCCTAGGTATGCTTACTTGGCTACCGCATTCACAATGAATGCTCCTACCAGTAACATTCCACCGACAACTATCAATGAAGTGATCATGCTAGCATCTACGATAACGTCACATTTATCGCTATCTTCGTACTGACCTTCCTCATATTGATGTCGGCTTCCCCTCATGGGCTACTTCTTCTTCTCGTAGATTTGGACTTGTACTGTGTATACCTCATTGCCGATTTTCACGTCTTGGCGCTCATACCATCCTTCCTTACCGGAAGTGAATGTCTTTGCGGTGGTCTCCGCATCGATGGTGATACCAATGTGGTTGCTCTCTTTTACTACTTTCATGTAAATACCCTCCTTTATCTCTGCGGCCTTCGGCTCATCAGTACGGACTCTATCCGTAGACCGGACTCAGGTCCGGTTTCGCCGTTGCGAGGCTTGTTGTTATCGTTAGCGCACCACCACCACCGATTACACTATGGGTATCGTATGCCTGATCTTGAGCGCTAAACACCGATTTTAAAATTTGATGCTCTGAATCGCTACGCATTGGTCTGTAGCCTTAGAGAGTATATCAGCTCCTATTAATGCCATTATAGGCATGACATTTGGGCATCCTGTCTGCATACACGTTATGATGAACTTGATCTGGTTATTTTCTTCTAGCATGGCACATTTGATCACCAGATAGCTCCCACAGTCAGGACAGATTTTATCAACCAGTAACCCTTCGTAGTCGCTCAGGTCATCAATTCTCATCTTATACCTCCCCCTCCGACTTACTTAAAGCCTCAGTTTCACATCTCTGAATTTGACCCCACGCCGCTTCTTCTGATATTTCGGTACCGAAGACCGTATTACCAGTCTTGGTGTCCGTAATGCGATAGAACCATGGTACGTTTAGAAAGTGATCGACCCTTTTGACCTCTTTTATAAACCTGTTCATTCCTTCGACTCCTTTACTTTAATTAGATATTTACGTGCCTCGCGTAACTTGTATGCCATGTCTAGATCGCGTCCACGTCCGTTGATTAGTTCGGTATCCGTGTATCTTTTATATCTCTTGATTATCGAGTTTATCTCGTGGTCTATTGATTTGATCGCGAAATCTAGAAATGATATTGTGGTACTCTCGTATACGTACTTACTTCTGCTAGTGTTTATTGCTAGCATCACCGCGCTCTTGAACAGCATAAGTTGTGATTTCTCGTTGTCATCTTCGGATTCATCGATAGTCGCTATAATTACCTCTACAGCACTTAAGATATCCTTCATTTGGTTGTCTTCTAAATAAGGCATTCTCCCCATCGTTACCAACTCCTCTATTTCTAATATCGGCTCATCAGCACTGGTTTACCAGTGGACGTGGACCGGAGTCCACGTTTCGCCATCTATGCTCTGATCAGTTCGAGCCGTGTGCGTGATATCAGCTCTAATACCTGCATAAGTGGATAGTCCTCATCTACATTCCCGGTCTTACGACCCTCGATATTCCTGGCTAAGCCGTCTAATTGGAGTACGGAATCAATGCCGACGCCGAGGTCTATGTCCTGGGATGTTACGGTGCTTATTAGCCATTGTAGAGCTGCAATAATACGTGGTGTGTTTCCCTCGTCGTCGATTATATCTCCTATGTCATAATCCCTGTAGTCCGAGACCATTTCATTTAGCCAGTCTTGCAGTACAGTGACGGAATTCTCATATTCCCAATACGCATCCGGCTTGGTTATGATGTTTAGAGCATCGCATAGTGCCTCCTGCCTAGATATCAATCCCTCTAATTCGTATCCATCTTCCGATGCCTCTTTACCCATCTCCTCTATATCTCGGTCAACATCCTCTTGTAACCCACGTAATTCCCTTAAGTAGTCTAATGTGTTCATTTCATTACCTCCTATTTCCCTGCGGCTTCAGGCTCGTCAGTGCGGACACTATCCGCAGACCGGACCTTGTGATCCGGTTTCGCCTTACTTGATTGGCGGTACGTACCGCTCATTGCGGTGACCACAATCTGGGCACATCAGCTGTGCGAACACTCCCTTCTCTACGCCTACCACCTGATATCTTACTATACCACACATCGTGCAGTTTGGCGGTTGATACCTCTCCAGTATTACCTCATCTATGTTGTATTTCGAGTATGTCACTACCAAGATATCGCCATTCGGCATCTCGGCTCTGTGATCGTCGACCCATTTTCCTTTGTTGTCCATAACGTACCGCTTCGCCACGGCTATCACGGCCTCGCGCACGTCGTTCAAGCTGATTGTTTCCCCACGCCTAGAGCATGTACGGTGGAGGATTGCACGCCATCTCGAAGCTGTCATAGTATTTTCCCTCCGATATATTTGATAACTAGCCTAACCGATCTCCAAGCCAATCTAGCCGCTAGGTTCTGTCTGAGCATGTTACCTATCCTCCTCCACAATCTGAGATGCCGCCTTAAAGCTATGTTCCATGGCTATGTAGGAATGGTGGATTACTGCATCTGTATGCTTTAACTTCTCTGTGATTAAGCTAGCCACCAGAGCGGCGGCGATGTGTGCGGATACGGCGTGACGATGTGCAGTTGCCGCATCAAGGTGAGCCTCAGCCACTAGATAGGCCCCAGCTACCAAATCGCTGTTAGCCTTAGCCGCATCGCTGGCATTCCAGGCATGTCTGTTGGCCTCGAAGTAGTTGTTTTCCTCTGCGGCCTTAACTGCATCTGCTTGATCGCGTTCAGCTTGCTCGAATGGATGCTCGGTATTCCTGTCCCGTCTCATTTCCCTCCTGTATCTGAGACCATTGGAGTCTCGATCACCATGTTTCCCCTGGCACGTGGTGAAGGCCATATTGGTGGTGTTACCTCGCCACCCATGGAGGCCGGACCGAGATAGTCCTGCACCCATGGCTGGCGAGGTGGATTGCTCCACCTCACCTGATTCGCTTATTCCTTTGAGGCTTGGTCGGCTTTGAACTTGGCTAGCAACTCGGCGGCGAGAGCGGCATCTGCTTCCTTGGCTAGGCGTATCTCGGCGCGTTTGTCTTTCCTCTTCTCAGCGCGCTTGGCATTGCGGATCTTCTTCTGACACTCCTCGCATCTGGTGACCTGGAAGGAGTCTTGGATTTTGACCGTTCTGGTGGTTCCGCAATCCTGGCAGGTAATCTCGGTGGTTTCTCCAACCAGCTTGCGTCCGTTCGGTAGGATTGTCACCTTGGTCTCTACGGTTGGCTTGGTGAGCTTGCGATGTAGTTTGGCGATTGCGGCTAGATGGGCGATCACGGCATCTGCGTCAAGTACCGGGGCGTCGAGGACGACTGTCATGCTCTCGATTGTCTCTTTGATCTCAGTGATTTGCTCTGCCGTCAGCGTGTTGGTGTCTACCTCGGTGGTCTCGATGGTTTGGGTCTCGGATTGGTTGTTTTCCTCGGCGATCTTGACGGCTTGGTCGATTTCGGTGGTGGTGACTTGGTTGTTCTCGTTGTGCTTTTTCATAGGTGTCTCCTTTCGTCACGCCCGCAATCTTAGTAGATGGCTGGCGTGTTGCACCGATTGTACGGCTGGTGCGCGCTCTATTCGGTCACGGCGTCTTCGTCGTGCCGCAGGGGCGTCGAACTCGGTTTCCCTTCGTTCGGTGCTCCTGCCGCGCGGCGATGGTTTCCCCGCCGGGTCTCGTTGGGTCGGTTTCCCTTTAGGTCTCGGTGGGTCCGTTTCCCCTCTCGTCCGTCGCGGGTTCGCTTTGGTCCGTTAGCTCTTTAGTCCTTTAGTAGACGAAAGCCTTTGGTCCTTTTGAGTGTTAGTCCTTTAGTCGCATGAAGGGTTTAGTCCTTTAGCGAGTGAAAGGGCAGGTTCCCGGTCTGCTGTTGTCTGCTCGGCCCTGTTGGGCTTGGCGTGGTGCTGTTGGCCCTGTCGGGTCGCGCGGGCGTCGGGCCTGTCTCCCGGCGTCCGCGCCGCCCGGCTGGGTGGCGGCGGGGTGGGTCTTCTCGCGTCCCGCTACTCGGTGGCGCGTCGGGCGTGGTCTGCGGCTTGGCGGGCGTGGTCGGCTGTCCTCCTTCCTCTCTCCTCGGCGTCGTGCCCGTCGTCGGTGGTCTCGCGTGCGTGGGCCTGTGCTCTGGCGGCCTCGGCGTGGGCGCGTGCGGCGTGGATGTGTGCTCGGCGTGTCTTGGCCTCCTCGGCGGCCTCGCTGGCCCTCTCTGCCGCCGCGCTGGCTTGGTCGGCGGCCTCGCTGGTGGCCTCGCCTCCGTCCCTGCCGCCCGCCTCCTGCTCGGCTTGGGCCTCGGTGGCGGCCCGGTTGGCGGCGTGGTGTGCGGCGGTGGCGGCCTCCTCGGCTGTGTCCTCGCTCTCGTCCCGCTCGGCGTCGTCGGTCCGCTCGGCGTCGGCTCGTCCTGCGGCGGTCTCGTGCGCGTGGGCGGCCCGTCTGCTGGCCTCGGCGGCCTCGTCCCGTGTCGCGTCGCTGGCGGCCTGTGCGGCCCTGCGTGCTCGGCGGTCCGGGTTGGCCTCGTCGGCGTTGTCGCTGGCGGCCTGTGCGGCTCCGGTGGCGGCCTCCTCGGCTGTCCGGGCGGCGTCCCGTGCGGCGTCTGCCTCGGTGGTCGCCTCCTCGGCCTCGTCGGCGGCCTCCTCGGCCCGGCGGGTGGCGTGGCTGGCGGCCTGGGCGGCCCGGTGTGCGCTGGCGGCGGCCCGGTGTGCGTGGGCCGCCCACCCGTCGCTGGCGGCGGCCTCGGCCTCGCTGGCGGCCTCGTGGGCCTCGGCGGCGGCCTCGTGGGCGCGGTTGGCGGCCCTGTGGGCGCTGGCTGTGTCCGGGTGCTCGGCGTCGCCGTGTGCGCGTGCGGCCTCGGCGTGTCGGGTGGCGGCGGTGCGGTGTGCCGTGGCGGCCTCCTCGTGTGCTCCTCGGCTGGTGTCGGCGGCCTCGTGGGCCTCGCGTGCGGCCTCGCTGGCCTGTCTCGCCGCCTCGGTGGCGGCTGTGGCCCCGTGGCTGGCTCTCTCGGCTGTCTGTGCGTGTGTCGTGGCGTCCCTCTCCTCTCGCGCCGTCCGGTGTCCCCGGCTCGGCGGCGCGCCTTGGCTGTGGCGGCGCGCTGGCCCCGGCCCTGTCGGGTCGCGCGGGCGTCGGGGTGGTCCCGGCGTCCGCGCCGCCCGGCGGCGGCTCGGTGGTGTGGCGGCCCGCTACCGCGCCCCGGCGCGGGCGGCGGCCCTCTGTGCGCGGGCGGCGGCGCGGTGGGCGTCGGCGGCCTCGGCGTGGGCTGTCGCGGCGTCCTCCTCGGCGGCCTCGTCTGCGGCCTCGCTGGTGGCCTGTGCGGCGCGGCTGGCGTCCTGCGCGGTCCGCCCTGCCTCCTCGGCGGCCTCGGCGGCCCGCTCGGCGGCGGCCTGTGCGGCGTCCTCCCTGCCCTCGGCGCGGGCGCGGGCGGCGTCGCTGGCGGCGGCCTCGGCTCTGTCTGCGGCGTCCTCGGCGGCGCGGCGGGCGGTCTGTGCGGCGTCGAACGGGTGTTCGGTGGCGCGGGCGGCTCGCTCGGCCTCCTCGGCGGCGCGGGTGGCCTGGGTCTCGGCGGCCTCGGCGTGTCCTGCGGCGGCCTCGGCGTCCTCCGCGCTGGTCGCTCTGGCGGCCTCGGCGGCGGTCTCTCTGGCGGCGGCGGCGGCCTGTGCGGCCCTCTGTGCGCGGGCGGCCCCTGCGCTGGTGGGTGCGGCCTCGGCGGCTTGGGCCGCGCGCTGGCTGGCGGCCTCTGCCCTGTCTGCGGCCTCGGCGGCGTCCTTCGCGGCTCCGGTCCTGCGGGCATCCTCGGCTGGCTGGCTGGCCTCGCGGGCCGCCCGGTCGGCTGTGGCGCGGGCCTCTCTGGCCTCGGCTCTGCGCTGGGCGGCGGTGGGGCGGCTGTCGGTCTGTGTCACGGTGGTGTGCTCCTCTCGTCGGCGTCCGCTGTCTGCGGCTCGTCGTGCCCGGCTTGCTGGCGCGCCGGGCGGCGCGTGGGCTGTGTGCGTGTCCGGTGGACCTCCTGTGGCGGCCCTCGTGGCTGGCCTCCCGGCGGCCTCGGCGGCTGGCCCGCGTGCGTTAGCCCGTCGGCGGCCTCTGTGGGCCTCTCCGGGCCTCCCGTGCGCTCCCGTGGCCTGTCGCCCTGCCGGGCGGGTGTCTGCCGGGCTGGCGGCCCGGCGGGGCGCGCGGCCCCACCACCAGCACAACACAGCCGCGCGCCCGTGTCAAGGGCCGTGGCGGGCCGTCCTGGGCTGTGGCGGGCGGTGGGACGCAGGGGCGTTCGCCGCGCTCCACGGACCTCCGCCGCGC